CACTCAACATTTTTCACTCTCTTTCTTACTCTTTATATCGGTATTCTACCAGCCTAAACTTTAGAAGTCAAGCATATTTTTTTGAAAATCGTAAGTTGTTGTGTCTCAATAGTTTGCGTCAAATGCGTCCGCTGGGCCTTGGCGTAAACTCTTACGCATCAAGGCTTTAGATCACTTGGCCTTAGAGTCGTTCATTTTCTTTAAAACTTCAACAATCATAGGAATACCATAGAACATTTTTTAGTCTCCTAGTAGTTTACCACCCACGCCGCGATACATCCGAAGACAAACGCAATAGATAAAACAATAGCATCCCCATCTTTCATACCTAATCCTTTTTTACAGTAGGAAAAACCAGGTCACAAACAAACCAAGAACACACAAGGCCAGCAATAAATCCAGCACCGAAACTATTCCAGTCTAAATATATATCGGCCATCCATGGCTCCTTACTTAAGTAATAAAAAACAAAGATATAAATAAACCAAAAAGAAACATAGTAGCAATAACTAGCGACATTCTTCTATGATCCAACAAAGAAAAGTATTTAGTAAAATAACACCATATAAACCCGCGAGATATAAAATCATCCTCCCACCACCATTCCTTCCATAAAAGGATATTCCTTACCATTCAGTTTCACGAACCACTCATACTTGTGCTGGTACACACGAACGGGGCTATACTGGTTGATTCTATCCTTGGTGGTACTGGTTTGCCAACCCCCAGTCTGGAGGGTATAGGTATTGTCAGCATGAATCTTTACCACATAGGTGCTGTGGAGCAAAATACCAACCGATCCACACGGCAGGATTTCAGCGTAGGTGTTGTTTCCCACCTTGCGGCTGTCCTTATTCCGCTTGCCACGAACCATAGAAACTGCTTCAGCGTGAGTCATGTTCTTTTCCTTCTGGGTGATGTTCTAAGTATACTCTACTTATCGGCTTTGTCAACCGCGATTCTTAAAATATTCGCGGATTCTTTTTTCGTCTCGTCGATTCTCAAAAAAGGTTACGATTTCGATATACATCATATAACCGAAAATCGCCAAAAATACCAGTCCAAACATTTGTTTTCCTTTTCCTTTGTATCGACATTATACAGGAAGAAACTTTAGAAGTCAACAACAAAATAAAAGATTCTAGAGTTGCTTTAAGTCGTTGAGCCTAAAGAGTTTACGTCAAGATCGTGCGGCCCGATTCGTCGTAAAGTCTTATGCAACAAGTAGTTAGATTCTTATAATATTGGTGTATAAACCATAGTCTACATTTCCATACCGGAGACGAGTACTATGGCAAAATATGATCCACAAGAATATCAGCGAAATAAAGAGTCTTACAAGATTAGAAACCAAAGATACAAGAGCAAACATAGGTCTATGGTGAACCAAAAACAATCGGAATATAGATCAAAAACAAAAGATAAAATCAATCAGTATTCTAAAAGTCGTAGAAATAAAATAAGGATTCTATATGATGAATACATGAAAGATAAATCTTGCTTACATTGTGGATATGATGATTCTCGCTCTCTCGTATGGCATCATACCGACCCATCACAAAAGAAAAATGGAGTTATTCAGTTGGTTGGTAAAAAACACGGGTGGGATACTATCATGACAGAAATAAACAAATGTATATGCTTATGCCATAATTGTCATAATATATTACATAATCACCAGTCACCATAGTCATCCATTGAAGGATTATAGTATTCATCTTCGGCCCAGCCTACTGACCCCATAGCGCTGTCGTGATCTCCATCCATGCTGTCATCATAGTGATCAGAGTAATCGTCATCGTGATCAGCATCGGCATGATAGGCCGAACTATCTTCGCCATAGAAAGCGTCATGGTAATCATATTGATAATCGTCAAAGTGACTGCTCATGTCATCATCCTCATAAGAGTTATCGGGATCGAACAAAGGATCAGGGTGACTCATAACTAATCCTTACAAAGAACACAAAAACACAATCCAATATATGCCACGATAAAAAGAAGAGCGTTCATTAGTATATATTTGCCCAAAATGGTTCATTCGGAGTCAACTCGTCAACAATACCCACAATATCTGCCCAATCCCAGTAGTTGATCTCCATATTGGGATCATCAATCGGCTCGACCATAGGCTCGACGATACCCCGCTCGGCAAGGTCGGCCAGAACACCATTCACTTCGTCGAAGTCGTTCAGCATCTTATGCTCTCCGTTGGTGGTCGCGATCATCATGCCACGATTATACATACATTATCGGCCAATGCAAGGGGTAATCGTGAATATTTTTCCTTACAATACTGTAAGGTTCGCAAGTACTTATCGCACAATCTTTTATGAAAAATCGGGCCCCTCCATTTTACGTTTTGCCTACATTTACGCTGACTATAGCCCACCTTGCCAACCCTGTAGGTTGTGGTGATACAAAATAAGCCCTGACTTACTCAAGCCGGTTGTAGCGAATCGTTCTGGATTGCTGCATCCATCACCTTACCCGCCTTGAACCTGACCACGTTGTGAGCGGACACCATCACACTCTCACCCGTTCGAGGATTGCGAGCGTTGCGAGGGGCGACCCTCTTGACTACGAACACACCGAAGTTGCGAAGTTCGATGCGACCAGTGGTAGAGAGCGTTTCGATCATGTTGTCTAGTGTGGCTTGCACGATCTCACGAGCCTGCTCGCCCGTCACACCCACCCGCTCCGCAATCCGCTCAATCATTTCACGCTTCGTACTGCTCATCTGTTTCTCTCCGTTATGATACCTTGATTATACTACATATTATCGTCATGTCAATAAGAAAATCTTTGAGAAAAATAAAAATAATCTTGTGCCAAAATATTTTATTTTCTTAAACAGAAGATCGTATCGATCAGCATATTAGTCGTAAGTATATATGCCATAACGCTTTAGATCAAACTGGGTCCGCCCGCATTTTTCTAAATGATTAGATGTCAAGATTTTGTATCATCAAATCTTTGAGCACTAGTGTACGGATGTCACCCCTCCGAGAAGGGGGAGACTTCCTCTCCACAAGCAAGAATCGCCTCATACTGTGCGGCCAATGCGGCCTTACGTTCAGCCGAACCTGGCTTGCCAACCTTTACGATCATAAGATCGTCACCCCCCTTATAGCGGGGATCGGCTTTTTCAGCCTTGATACTACCAGCATTACGCAACGCCTTGCGATTGAACTTCAAAACCTTCTCGCTACGGATCGGGCCATATACCCCATCAGCGAGTGATGGTTGGTGAGGGATTGCGATTCCAAGAAAGCACATGCGAACCTGACGCTTGGCATCTTCGATAATCTTGAACTTGGTAGCCATTTTCTTTTTCTCTCTTGGTTGGTGATACTGGAATGATTCTAGGAAACTTTTCTCGCCTTGCATACCCCCCTTATGGGCGAGAGTTCATGAACCTTTCGGCATTGTAAGAAGTTTTGAAGGTTGCCAGAAGCCTACGGGAATATCCGTTGGGATACTTGGTTTCCCTATAAACCTTATACTTACCCTTTACGACGATTAGAACCAGCGTTTCCATTTTCACTCTCTCTTTCTTATACCTATATATAGAGCAATCGGTGTGCCAAACATAGATTATTCTTTTTTGCGTTTCGCTCGGGAAAAACGCTATGACATTTTTTGATCCCCCTTTTTAAGCGTAGCATTTTGCAACACCCTGTAGCATTTTGCGTTAGTGATTTTGGCCGTCAAACACTACCATTGTAGCATTTTGCAACGGATTACCCATCTTACCATGCCTCTTTTTTAGGCTTAAAATTTTTTATTCCGCGGCACAGTATTTGCTATATTCACTAGTCATAAGTCATTACGCCACAATGCTTTACGTCAAATCGGTGGTCCCGGATTTTTCGTAAATGATTATCCATCAAGGGTTTACGTCTAATTACCCCCTATACTTGGGGGGATAGCTCCCCATCCACACCATATGGTCTCGATACCCCTTCGCGTGGGGGGTTCCGTGCCTCTTGCGTATAAGTCGCAACTGTGCCGCCAGCGTCCCCCTATAAATAGGGGATGGGTCACGTTGAATCCATTCTCCAATCCACTTGTTCGCAGGAACAGCAACCAAAAGTCTATGATCGAAAACTTGCATCTTTCCCCTTATTATTTGCGAAGAGTAGCACCGTTCGCCTTAGCGTACCTATACATGGCACGCTCGTCAACCATGAAACGCTCTACGCCTTTCAGATCTTTGAAATCCCAATGGTAGGTAAGCACATCTGAACGAACCATCCAACGCGCTTCAACATCGGAAGTACGCTTGAGCGTGTAGCCTATCTTTTTCAACTCTTTTGCAATCGTTTTGCTGTTCATTTTTCACCTAGACGAAGAGATACGATTCATGAAGCGTATAGCATCTTCGGAAGTCTTGAACTTGCCTAGTAACTTACGATTTTTCCCGTCATACGCACCGGAAATAATCTGAAATACCTTGAAAACCTTACCGTGCTGTTCGAGCGAAGTGTTCATTTGTTTTCTCCTCTATTCCTTATATCGACATTATACCCGGTCATTCTTTAGATTGCAAGTAAAATATTTCCTTAAAATATCGTAAGGTTATCTTCAGCAAATATCATGCCAAAAAACATTTTTTCTTTTAGCACACCGTTTGCTGTAGCGATTCGCCGCAAATCCTTATGTAGCAATACTTTACGTCAAACCTGAGCCCGCGGCTTTGCTGTAAATGCTTATGCAGCAATGGTTTACGTCAAGCCTTTCCCCCTAGTGGGGGGTGTATCCCCCTAGGCAAACTCCTCCTCGCCTTGGAAATCGTCGAGCCATTCATCATCCGTTTCGGGGTATTCGTCACCCATGATCGAATCATAGCCCTCTCCGTCATCGAGGCCCGGAATATAATCGTCATCGTCCCCGTATCCCGTTTCCCAGATGCTACCATCTTCGGCTACCATTTCTTCCCAAGCCTTGAACATATCTTCCTCATTGATTTCGCTCATATCGTATACAAAGTCATTGCTCATTGTATGATCCTTATGCAAAAAGGTTTTCGGAAGTTTCGCTCATCTTATCGGCATAAAGGCTACGATACCCTATGCCATCATTCCGCGTATCATCTTCGATCATGATCGTGATCAACTCACGATTGCTCATCTTCTTGATTTCTACAACCAAGCCCGTATATCGCTTACCATCATACGTTGTCGAGATTTCTGTATTCAGTGTCATTTCTTTTCCTTTTCCCTAGTATACTTATCGGCAATCCTACGTCAACCCCACTAGAAAATATTTTTTCAGTGAGCAAAAGCCGGAAGCCTTTTGATGATATTTACCCTACACCCATCCTCACCATCCCACTTATCGAAAGCGGCAGTAGTTGCCTGATCCTCAGTATAAAACGGGCCGATGAAATCCAGTTCACAATCCCAAGCGTCTACGATTTGAGCGAAGTATGTCATTTCTTTTTCTCCCTTTTCTCTTATATCGTCATTATACAGAATCCACTTTAGATTGCAAGCACAAAGTTTCCTTACAATGTCGTAAGGATACCAGTAGCAAATGTCATACCAAGAATATAGTATTCCCTTAAACATAACATCGTGTCGATCATATGATTAGCCATAAGTCTATATACAGCAATACTTTACGTCAAATCGGGCCGCCCCATTTTTCTAAATTTAACATACCCCCCTTAGGTAGCATGTATGAATACTTGTTCATTTTTTGTCTTGTTAGTAATGCTCACAATCCAGTTACGCCCACTACCATCCTCACGCATGATAGCATTGATGATGCCCACATGAGCGTTGCCCTTTGGGTCAATCACACTGCCATACTTGCCAGCACGCATAGCGGCCATAATCTTGTCGAGGCTATTCATTTTCTTTTCCTGTAGAGTGATCATACTATATACCTTATTCCCTTACTTGTCAAGAGGCATTCATGAATCGGATGGCTTCTTCACTATTCTTGAACGTACCAAGCAACTTCCTATTTTTCCCATCATTCTTATTCGAATCCATCCTATATACCTTATACTTCTTACCAACCTGAATGAGAGTCAGCATTTTGGCCTTTCTTTCTTGTGTGCTGCTATTATACCATATTTATCGGCCATTGCAAGACAAATCTTGAAATATATTTTCGTGCCAAATAAAAATATTTTTAGAGCAAATTTCGTGCCAAATATATTATTCTCTTAAACACAAGATAGTATCAATCACCCGATTATACATAAACCCATACCCTACAACACTTTACGTCAAAATTGGCCCCATAGCCTTATAAAAATCCTTTGGTTTGCCCAGGGGGTTTTTTTGTTTTCCAAAGGACTCCCATGATTTTCCCATAAAACCCGGGGTGGTACAAACACAATAGGGGACTCTATAATATAATTGGCCAGTTTATTAGCCTAATTCCCCCATAATAATCTTTTATATTGTATCCATAATCACCATATCCATATACCTAAAGACCCCAGTTCTAAATCACACAAACTTTTACTACCAATTGGCCATATTGCCCCACCATCCTGCACCACAAAATAATATTCATGAATCTTTATCATCATAGAACCTAAGAATCAATTACAAATATTTTTTAAAAAATCTCACCCCTATTATTATAATTGGCCAGTTTACATAATTATTTATTTTTTGGTGATATTAACTCCCATCTGCACCACAAATACCAAATCATAAATTCATAAGTAGCAAGATCCCTATGACATATATTTAAATAAGCTAATTGGGCTTACCATCTTTTAATAACGCGGCAACTGGATTATGCAGAAAGACGTGGCCACATAATTTTTAGCAACTCAGAATGAGTTATTAAAAGATAAAAAAAATGGACCAGTAAAAACTGGCCCACTCTTTAGTCAAATATAGAAAGATATCCATCATGTATTATGATATTCAAGTCCTCTTTCTAAGAAATGATCCTCATATTTATCAAAACCAAAATGTTTCTTAGCAAACTCTAATACTGTTTCGGGCTTAAAGCAAGAGCAAGAATAAACATCTAAACTAATAAATCTTTTTGCCTCTATAGCATGTATTTGTATACCACTTTCGATTAATCCAACCCACCCACTTACGCCATACTTATCTGCATAAATTTCCTTACCATGATCCGTTGGACCATGAATAACTATAGGAGGAGTCATTCTTGTCATTCCTATTTCATCAACCAGTCTTTCTAAAAATCTATATACTAATTCTAGATCATCCGCTGTTCCTTCTTTAGTATTATACATGTCTAGAAAATAACTATATCCGAATGGCTTCTTATCAGACATTTGTGCTTTCTCCAACAGAAACTACTAATGATGGATTTTTCTTCCTTCTACCCTTTTGCTTTTGAATACCAAGCTTTCTACGCTGTCTCCTAATCATAGCAGTAGTAACATTACCACCAGTCATTTGACCTAATTTTGCCGCCATCTCTTCATCACTCAATAGCTTTTGATTATTTTTGATGAACTCCAACTCCTCCTGATTCCATCTTTTATATGTTGCCATAATATGGTCCTTTCATAATTAAATATTGACTAAAGTGTATAAAACTATATAATAGTAACGAGTTGCTAACTTTACGCAAGGAGTTTTTAATGAATAAGCCAAATTTTTCTGAATTGGTCCCATCTGTATTAGATGTTAAAGCAACTGCTGATTTTCATATATCAGAAGAAGAATTAAATCTACCAGAATCAAAGACCATAGCAGAGTTACTAGATGAGACAAAAGAAACAGAAAAAGTTAAAAATAACTAATAATAAATCTTTACCAAAAGATGTTTCCGAAGAGGACTTTTTAAAGGTATTAGATAATATAACAAAAAGACTAGGCCATAAATTCAAGTTTGGCTATCATGAATTTGATGATATGAAGCAGCAGGCTGCTATTTTTGCTTTAGAAGGATTAGAAAAATACGACTCTTCTAGGCCATTAGAAAATTTTCTGTGGACCCACGTAAGAAATCGACTTTTCAATTATAAAAGAAATAATTACCAGAGACCAGATAAGCCATGTTTTACTTGTCCCCTTTTTGATAAAGCATACAAGTGTTCAAATAATCAATGCTCTAAATATACTAATAAAAAAGATTGTGACTTATATGCGGCTTGGGCAGCTAGAAATGATGCTAAGAAAAATATTATGCAACCAACGTATATTGATAATGAAATAGATAATCCTATTTTTTCAGAAAATAACCTATTATCTTCTATCCAAAATAAAGAGATTATAGATTTTCTAGATCAAAATATAGAGACAGAATATAGAGAATACTATTGCAAATTAAAAAATGGGGAAAAGTTATCAAAACAAAATTTAGTTAAATTGCAAAAACATATTCAAAAATTAATGGAGGATAACGAGTGGATAGTAAACAAGTTCCTAAAAAAAGAGGACAATTAAGTCTTGATGAAGAAAGATACATCAGAGATAATGTTCAAAGACTGCCATTGCAAAGCATAGCAGATAATCTAAATAGAAATATAGATCCTATTAAAAGATTTATTAATGAGGAACAATTATTAGCTGGTGATTCTAAAGAAGAAATAGAATATTTAAAAATTAAATTACACAGTAAAAACTTTTGGTCTGAAATAAAAAGACAATTTGACGAAGACACTGGCGAACTAGAATACTTCGAAAATACTTGGGTAAGTCTTATTAAACAATTTAGAGAAGACGTATTACCAGCAGAAGAATTACAAATTAAACAGTTTATTACAATAGATATTCTAATAAATCGTAGTATGAAAGAAAGAAAAAGGCACATAGCAGAAACTGAAAAACTTCAAAGACAAGTAGATAAAGAATATGAAAAACCAGAAGATCAAAGAGATATTCCAAAATTAGCCAATCTTGAAACTCAACTTAGCTTTGCTCGTAATAGCATTGCTAATTATACTAACGAGTATACAAAACTACTTAATGAGCAGCAAAAAATCAGTAAGGATCTTAAAGCAACGAGAGAACAAAGAATCAAAAGGATAGAAGATGGGAAAAGCAGCTGGGTTGGACTAATTAGAATGCTTGAAGATGAAGAAGTAAGAGAACGAGAAGGAAGAGAAATGGAAATTTTATCCATGGCTACAGAAAAATTTAAGAATAAATTACAAGAATACCATTCTTATAATGATAAAAAATTAGATAGACCTTTATTAACTCCAGAAAGCATTATTAAGGACGAGGAATGATATGAAAATAGCAATGATATCCGGAGCAACAGGACAGGACGGATCTTATTTATCGGATCATTTATTAGAAAAAGGATATAAAGTTATTGGTTTACATAGAAGGTCCAGTGTTAATAATTTTAGTAGACTATCTCATAGTTTATTGAATACAAATTTTTATTTGGAGGAGTTTGATGTAACAGATCCATCTGTGGTTGGATCTTTAATTTCTAAATATCAGCCAGATGAATTTTATAATCTAGCATCACAAAGTCATGTTGGAACAAGTTTCAAACAACCTTCAACAACTTTTGAGATAGGAACTATTGGAGTAATTAATATACTAGAGGCTATTAGGCATTATTCTGCAGATACTAAATTTTATCAAGCAAGTACCAGTGAAATGTTTGGTAGAAATTTCTCTACTGATTCTTTAGGAAATAAATACCAAGATGAGAATACGGAACTTTTGCCACAAAATCCATATGGTGTTGCCAAATTAGCAAGTCATAGAATGGTTCAAATATATAGAAATGCGTATAATATTTTTACGTGCTCTGGAATACTATTCAATCACGAAAGCCCAAGAAGAGGCGAGAACTTTGTAACAAGAAAAGTAACAAAATATATAGGCAAAGTTATTAATAAAAAAACTAATGAGAATCTTAAACTTGGAAATTTAAATTCTAGCAGAGATTGGGGACATGCAAAAGACTATATAAAGGCTATGCATCTAATGTTACAAAAAGATTCTCCTTCTGATTATGTTATTTCTTCTGGAGAAAGCCATTCAGTATTAAGCTTTGTTAGAAAAGCATTTGATTACGCAGGATTGTCATATAAAGAATACGTCGAAATAGATCCTGAATTATATAGACCAGCAGAGGTAGAGTATTTAAAAGGACTTTCAACAAAAGCTCAAAATGAACTGGGCTGGCGTCCAGAAATATCATTTGATAATTTAATAAAAGATATGGTAGATTCAGATATAAAACTAGAGAAAGATTAATTATGCTTAGAAATTTTGATGATCCTTTATATAAAAAGTGGAGATCTGATATTTATAAAAGAGACAAATTCACTTGTCAGTGGCCAGGGTGCTCTAGTAATAAAAAATTAAATGCTCATCATATCAAAAAATGGAGCGATTATCCTAATTTACGATTCGTTACCTCAAATGGAATAACTTTGTGCAGAGATCATCACAATACAATAAAAGGGATGGAAGAGCAATACGAGGTGGCCTTTTTAAGAATCATACTGAGTAAAAATAATGACAAGTTATCCTGATTTTACAATCATAGTTGATACTAGAGAGCAACAGCCTTGGAAGTTCAAATATCAAGCTACTGCCTCAAGAAAACTAGACACTGGAGACTATAGCATAGAAGGATTAGAGAATATCCTATGCATTGAGAGGAAAAAGAGCGTTAGTGAAATTGCCAACAATATTACTGAAAAAAGATTTAAAGATGTTCTTAATAGAATGAAAGAATACAAATATCCTTTTATGTTATTTGAATTTAATTTGGAGGATATATATAATTTTCCAGTTGGATCTAATGTTCCTAGACATGTTTGGGAAAAATTAAAAATATCTCCAGCATTTATTATTAAAAATATTAACGAATTTCAAATATATTTTGGTATAAGAATATTATTTTGTGGATCTGCCAATAATGCAGAAAAAATAGCAGAAGCTCTCATGAGAAAAATATATGAAGTCGAAAGAAAAGACAAGCCAATTTTTTGATGATGCCTGGCTTGGCCTAGGAGATCTATCATTAATTAATATCGATCATAATCTTATGATCAACAGAAGCAAAGAGGATATTGAAAATCCAGATTTGCATCTTATGAGAATTATAAAAGATCCCAAGTATCTTGGTAGTACAGTAAAGCTATTATTTGGAATAGAGCTTCACCCCATACAAGTTGCAATATTACAAGAATTTTGGATAAGACCATTCCCCATGTTCATAGCTAGTCGTGGATTTGGTAAATCTTTTTTAATGGCTTTATATTGTATATTAAAATGCGTCTTTATTCCTGGTACAAAAATTGTTGTTGTTGGCGCAGCATTTCGTCAAAGTAAAATCATATTCGAATATATGGAAACTATTTGGAAAAATAGCGCAATATTAAGAAGCATATATAATGGTAATGACGATGGGCCAAGACGAGACGTTGATAGATGCACAATGAGATTAGGAGATAGCTGGACAGTTGCTATACCAATGGGTGACGGTTCCAAGATTAGAGGCTTAAGAGCACACATAATCATAGCTGACGAGTTTGCATCCATATCTCCTGACATATATGAAACAGTTGTGTCTGGATTCGCAGCAGTATCCGCAAACCCTATACAAAACGTTAAAGAAGAAGCAAAAAAACAAGCAATGATAGAGTCCGGAGTTTGGAACGAAAAATTAGAAGAACTTAGTATAAAAATGGGTAATCAAGCAATTATCTCTGGTACCGCTGATTATTCTTTTAAACATTTTGCTGTATACTGGAGAAGATATAAAGAAATTATAAGTAGTAGAGGAGACACTCAAAAATTACAAGAAATTTTTAAAGGAGAAGTTCCCTCTAATTTTAATTGGAAAGACTATAGTATTATTAGAATACCATATGAATTAATTCCAAAAGGTTTCATGGATGACAAACAGGTAAGTAGAGCTAAAGCTACTATACATACCGGTATATATAATATGGAATATGCTGCTTGTTTTACAGAAGACAGCGACGGATTCTTTCGCAGAAGCCTTATAGAAGCTTGTGTTGTTTCAGATACTAAACCTCTACTAATAGACGATAAACCCATTTTATTCGAACCAACAACCACAGGCAATGCAAATCTACAATATGTTTATGGTATAGACCCAGCATCCGAACAAGATAATTTTAGTATTGTTGTTTTAGAAATACATCCAAACCATCGACGTATAGTTTATGTATGGACAACTAATAGAGCAAATTTTAAAGAACGACAAAAAGCCGGCACTATTAATGAACATGATTTTTACGGATTTTGTGCGAGAAAAATAAGGAATCTCATGAAAACATTTCCATGTGCTAGGATAGGGATGGATGCTCAGGGCGGCGGAGTTGCGATAGAAGAAGCTTTGCACGACCCATCAAAAATTGAAGCTGATGAATTGCCAATATGGCCTTTTATAGACAATAGTAAAATAAAAGATACCGATGATCAGCAAGGATTACATATACTAGAGCTAGTTCAATTTGCTAAGGCTGATTGGACAGGTCAGGCTAACCATGGTTTAAGAAAAGATTTTGAAGATAAGGTAACTTTATTTCCTAGATTCGACAATCTTAGTCTTGGATTAGCTTTAGATAGCGAAGGCAAAGATATTATGTCAACAGATTTAAATCCATTATATGATAGTTTAAGTGAATGTATTTTAGAAATAGAAGAACTAAAAAATGAATTAACAACTATTGTAATGACACAAACTAGCACAGGAGCAAACGCTAGAGATAGATGGGATACTCCTGAAGTTAAAATGCCAAATGGAAAAAGAGGAAGATTGCGAAAAGACCGTTATAGCGCATTAGTGATAGCTAATATGATGGCTCGACAAATGACAAATAGTCTTAAACCGATAGAATATGAAGTTATTGGAGCTAATATGAAAAATTTAACATCTAATGTTAATGGTCAAATGTATAAAGGGCCAGATTGGTTTACTTCTGAAGTTAATGATGATATATATAAAGGAATATACCGCTAGGGTGTATAAATTTATCAATTCTATTACAATCCTATTACAATATAATTAAAAAATTATGGCCAAAAAATATCCAAAAAGTGAAGCTATACAAGACGCCAGTTTAATAAATCAAGAAGCATATGTTACATGGGGAGATGACTTAGAAAGCAAAAAAAATGCACTAAAAGAATCATCTCATTCTCTAGAAGAATATTCTGGTATACAAAAATCAGAAGCTTATAGAAGATGGGGATTGGATTATTCTAGACTAGATACAAATACTGGTAGTCGCCCAGGACTAACCAGAAGCGCATATGATTATTTTAGGCCAGACGAAGCAGTTCCAAATAAAAGTAAAGAAATCATTAGAAAAGCAGAAGACATATATCAGAGAGTTGGTTTAGTAAAAAATGTTATAGATCTCATGGGAGACTTTGCTGTTCAAGGAATAAAATTAGTTCATAAAAACAAAAGAATAGAAAGATTTTATAGAGCTTGGTTCAAAAAGATTAAAGGTAAAGATAGAAGTGAAAGATTTTTAAATAATCTATATAAAACGGCAAATGTAGTAGTACATAGACAAACAGCAAAACTTAGTATTAAAGCTGCTGATAAAATGTATAAAGCCACCGCGGCTGCAGATATAGAAGTATTAGACATAGATAATGATAAATTTGAAAAAAGAGAGATACCTTGGAAATATACATTTATCGATCCAGTATTTGTTGAAGTGAGCGCTGGTCAATTATCTTCATTCGTAAGTAATAAAAGATACGATTTAATTGTTCCTGGTACTTTAAGAAAAATTATTCTTAATCCTCGTACAGAAGGAGAAAAAGAAGTAGTTAGTAATTTACCATCACAAATCATAGAAGCTGCTAGGGCCAAAAAACCATATCCTCTAGACCCAAACAAAACACTAGTGTTTCATTATAAAAAAGATGATTGGCAGATATGGGCATTTCCTATGATATATGCAATCATGGATGATATCACAGTAGTTGAAAAACTTAAATTAGCAGATATGGCAGCTTTAGACGGAGCCATATCAAATATACGTATTTTTAAATTGGGCAGTCTAGAGCATAAGATAGCCCCTACTAAAGCAGCAACAGCTAAGCTTGCTCAGATTTTAGGAAATAATGTTGGTGGAGGCACAATGGATTTAGTTTGGGGGCCAGATATAGAATTATTAGAGAGCAACACCAATGTTCATAATTTTCTTGGAGAAAGTAAATATATACCACATTTAAATAGTATATACGCTGGACTTGGTATTCCTCCAACTCTTACAGGTACTTTTGGAGCAGCAGGAACTACCAATAATTTTATTTCTTTAAAAACATTAACCCAAAGATTACAGTATGGTAGAGATGTTCTTATAGATTTTTGGGAAAAAGAGATAGCATTAGTTCAAAAAGCTATGGGATTTAGATATCCAGCTAAAATTGAATTTGATAGAATGGACCTAAGCAATGAGGATACTGAGAAAGCACTACTCATTCAATTAGCTGATAGAAATCTAATAAGTGATGAATTATTACAAAGCAGATTTGGTTTTGATCCAGACATAGAAAAAACTAGACTAAATAGAGAAAGCAGAGAAAGAGATAGTGATAGAATGGTACAAAAAGCAGGGCCGTGGTTTGATCCAGAGCTTGACAATTCTTTGAGAAAAATTGCTCTACAAACAGGAATAGTAACACCAAGTCAGGTCGGTCTAGAATTAGATAAGAAAAAACCAGGAGAAAAGTCTGCTCTTGAGTCAAAAATACCTTCATCACCAATTAAATCTCCTAAACCAAATATTAATGAACAATTACCAGGACAACCAGGACAAGGTAGACCAAAAAATAGTAGAGATCAAGAAAAAAGGAAAACCAAAGTATTCTCTCCTCAAACAGGAGCCAGCTTATTGATTTGGGCTAATGATGCCCAAGATAAAATTAATGAAATTATTAATCCTATTATGTTAGAGTTTTTTAATAAGAAAAATTTAAGAAGTCTATCAAACGAACAAAATAAAGAATTAGATCAGGTTAAAAATAAAATCTTTTTTTCCATGAATCCTTTTGACAATATATCAAATGATTTAATACATAAAATATTTGGTAATATTAATCAAGAAGACAATAAAAACATCATTACGGGGTATAATAATTGGTTAAAGTCATTATCTTCTCAGCTTGATAAGCAATTAACTGTTGAAGAACAAAAATATGCAAAGTCATCATTTTATTCTTTTATATATACAACTAACTAAAAACGAGGGTTAAATTATGCTAGTTTTTGAACAAGAAATTCAAGATGGCTTAGAAGAACGCATCAAATCGCAAGCATCTATTAGTTATGCTTGTCATGTAGAACCATCAGAATCTAATAATCATAATATTAAAAATATCAAATCTTTAGCTTCTTTAAGTGATAATGACTTATATTATGTTCAATCTATCTTAGTAACTTCTAGCTGGAATAAAAATGACGATATATTTGATAAATCAGAAATATGGCTAGCTAGACACACTCCAGAAGATAAGCCAACAAATTTAGAACATGACGAAGCTCTTATAATAGGGCACATAACATCAAATTGGCCTATTACGGATGACGGAATATTAATAAATGATAATACTCCAATAGAAAATCTTCCAAATAAATATCACATATTAACTGGATCTGTTATTTATAGAGCATTTACTAATCCTGAGTTAAAAGGAAGATCAGAAAAATTAATATCTGAAATAGAAAATGGAACAAAATACGTTAGTATGGAATGCTATTTTAAGGGTTTTGATTATGGATTACAAAATAAAGATACTGGAGAATTTAAAGTTTTAGCCAGGAATAATGACACTGCATTTTTGACCAAACACCTTAGGGCTTATGGTGGAATAGGAGAACATGATGGATACAAAGTTGGTAGAGTTTTAAGAAATGTAACCTTTTCTGGCAAAGGCTTTGTTGATAGACCAGCTAATCCAGATAGTGTTATATTTACCAAAGACATTTTATTAAACGATAAAGATAATCAAAATTTAGTTAATTTGACAGAAAAAAAAGACGATTTAATATTATCAGGTGTATCTACAATTACGTCAACAGCACAAATGGAGAATGTCACTATGAGCGTAGAACAAGAAATAGCTGATATGAAAACAAAACTAGAGGCTATGAACAATTGCTCAGATGCCGTAAAAGATGCTTATGCTCAGGCTTCAGAGCTAAAAGAACAAACCAATATTTTAGAAACTGCTATTAAAGCTCATGAAGATAAAATCGCTGAGCTAACCGCTGCTTTAGAAGCTGCTGTTATTGAGAAAGAAGAAGCAGCCAAGAAAAAAACAGAAGAAGAAATGACCAAAGAAGAAGAAATGAAAAAAGTCAAAAGCGAACTTGAAGCTGCTAATGAAGTAATCGCTGGATATAAAATGAAAGAAGAAGAAATGGCTAAAAAAGAAAAGAAAATGAAAAGAGTAGCAGATCTTCTTGAAACTGGTCTTAATAATGATACAGTCATTGCTACAGTAGATCAGTTTGAGCATCTTGATGATTCTTCTTTTGAAGGCATCAAAACTCTTCTAGTTTCTGCTATGAAAAAAGAAGCTAAGCCAGAAGTTGTAGAAAAGAAGAAAGCATCAGAAGAAATTGCTGATGAATCTGTTCTTGAAACAGCAGAACCAGAACAGACAGTAGAACTCGGAGTTGGAGGCGAACCTGAAACAGAAGTTTCCAATACCAGAGCTGCTTTAGTAGATTTTGTTTGTAGCAGATTAGGCAAAACACTCAATAAGGGAGAATAAAAATGGCTCTAAAACCAGATCGCGTAGAACTTTTAACAAACGTTTCTTTCTTCATGACAGCAAAAGAGTTTAGAGGCGGCATTGCTTGTGTTAAAACAAGCGGAGCCGGAGCTTCTATGGACGATGCAGGCGCTGTCGTAGAATATGCATCAGCCGTCACTGGCAAACCAGTTGGCGTTTTACTAAATGATGTTGTTGATCTTGATCTCACAAGACAACATATCAATTGGTACAAAGATGAGGTTCAGGTTGGTGGCAAAGTTACACTTTTGCGTCAAGGAGAAGTTGTAACAAACATGCTAGTCGCTGGAATTAGTCCAGCCGCTGGAGATGCTGCTTATGTAGGTGTTAGTGGTTTAATTGGCACATCAAGTGCCAGTAGTGCTGCTAAGATTGGTCAATTCCTCAGCAGTAAAGATGCTGACGGCTATGCAAAAGTTTCAGTAAACATTGTCTGATTAAATTAATCAATAAATCAAGGGAGAACTAAAAATGGCTAGAGACACACAGGTTTTTCAACCGACTCCAGAATTAACAGATCTGCTTGTTCGTTCTGGCTCACTAAATGCAGAAGTATCTCTAAGTGCAAACAGAGAGTTTGCTAAAGCTCTAGAATTACCTCTAAGGCAGGGCGTTCTTAGTGGCGATATTCTGAGCGGTATCTTTGAACCAATTCGTTTGGCTCAAAGTGCTACCCCAGAGTTCCCCTTAGATTTTCTTGCTCCTGGCACCGAAAAGGACTTTGTTGCTTATACAATTCCTAATCATGGATATATTCCAGAGCGTCATGTTGAGAGCGACTACGTCATGGTTCCAACCTATGACATTGGAGCTAGTATCGACTATCTTCTAAAGTATGCCCGCGATGCCCGTTGGGATGTCGTTGGTCGTGCAATGGAAGTTTTAGAAGCTCAATTTGTTAAGAAGATGAATGATGATGGTTGGCACACCATTCTTGCTGCTGGCTATGATCGTAATATTGTTGTATTCGACAGCGATGCTGCTGTTGGTCAATTTACCAAGAGATTGGTAAGTTTGATGAAAACAGTAATGCGTAGAAACGGCGGAGGTAACTCTGCTAGTAATAACCGTGGCCAACTAACTGATCTTTATGTCAGTCCAGAGGCTATGGAAGATATTCGTAACTGGGGTGTTGATCAAGTTGATGAAACAACCAGACGCGAAATCTACACTGCTGCTGATGGTTCTTTGAATCGCGTATTCGGTATCAATCTACATGATATCGACGAGCTAGGAGAAGGCCAAGAGTATCAGTTGTATTACACAAGTACTCTCGGTGGCTCTATGCCACAGTCATCACCAAACACCGACGTTGAAGTTGTTGTTGGTCTTGATCTACGCAAGAGAGACAGTTTTGTAATGCCAGTTCGTGAAGAGGTTCAAATTTTTGAAGATAATACACTACATCGTCAAAAGAGAGCCGGATTCTACGGATGGGCTGAACAGGGCTTCGCAGTTCTAGACAATCGTAGAGTGCTTCTTGGCTCACTCTAATATAAACAATCATATTTCTATATGACAAACTGGGCTGGCTTTTGCCAGCCTTTTTTGTTATATATAAGGTGTAAAATAATATAGTCCACCACTCTTGGAGACTTCATAATGTCATGGCAAAAAGAAATAGTATCAATAGTAAGAATATTAATTAATGATATTAATCAGCCGTATTCTTATAGTGATCAAAGATTATATCAGACCATAGCAGTAGCAGCTAAATATGTTCAATTCGAAGTTGTTCTTGACAGATCATATGAAGTTAATGTTGTTAAACCAGAAATAACTCCAGATCCTACTATATATAACGATAGTATATTTGTTAGTTTAGTTGGATTAAAAACAGCATGCATACTAGATCAAAGTAATTTCAGAACCAAGGCTTCTTTAGAAGGCATAAGGGCTGCCCTAGGCCCAGCACAACTATCTGTTGCCGGTAGTTTGGCAGGATGGCAGTCTATTATAGATCATGGTCCGTGTAAACTATATTCTGATTTAGCAGAACATTGGGATGTGCAAAATGCCACAGCCATCGCCGCTATACTCAGTCCTTTTGTTGGTAATAGATTTGATCCTGAGATGTTACCGTATACTAATGACAGAGGCAGAAATCTATATTCATAATATTTTAAAGGTCAAAATATGCCAGCATCAAAATATGACTTTTCTATTGAACAAGGAGCATCTTATAAATTATCTTTAACATATAAAGATAACGATGATAATCCAATTAATATTACTGGTTGGTGCGCCAGATTAACATGGACCACAGATGAGGGAGTAACACAAACATTTAATACTAATAATTTAGATCATAGTATATATAAATTTCAAATATCTGGTGTTCAAGGACGAATTTTATTACAAATACCAGCAGTAACAACAAATGGATTTTTATTTGAAAATGCTAAATATGATTTAGAATTAGAAAGTCCTAATGAAATGTATTCTGGTGGTGGTAATGAGATTATTAGATTATTATATGGAACAATAATTATTGTAAAAAGATTCAGCACTTCTTCTTCATTGTTGGAGTGTCAACCATGAACGATTATACTGTTACTGTTGATTTAGAGTATTCTAATCTAACAATAGAATCTGGTAAAATAGACGATATTAATATAGTAGAAATAGATAGATACGGTAATGCACAAATAAATATAACTTCTCAATATCCAACATTATCTCTCTTAGAATTACCAACAGGCTATCCTATTAATGATACTGTTGGAGATTTACCGCACACAAGAGTTAGTGGTCTAGCAACATATATACAGTCATTTATTCCTCAACAATCTGCTATTTCTATAAATGGAGGTACTCCATAATGCCTCGCGGAAATTTAGTACAAATTAGAAGAGGAACAAAATCACAATGGGTTTCAGCAAATCCTATTTTAGCAAACGGCGAGATGGGATTTGAAATAGATACAGGAAGACTTAAAATTGGCGATGGATCTTTGAGGTGGAATAATTTAAACTATATTGGTACATCAGAAAATTTAATTAAAGTTTATAATAATACCGGGTTTTCTATACAAAAGGGACAAGCCGTATATTTTACAGGTTATGATACAGAATATAGCGTACCATTAGTAAGCCCATACATTGCCAATGGCACCATATCTGAACAGCTATATGCAGGGTTAATGTTAGAATACGCTTCTGATGGAGATTATGGATTCATTGTCAATTTTGGAAGTATATATAATCTTGATACTAGTGGAGCAATTTCTAATATATCAGACGGCAATGAGTCTTGGTCTAATGGCGATGTTTTATATGTACACCCATTTGATTATGGCAAACTTACAAAGATTAAACCAAATAAAAACATTATACTAGTAGGTATTATATCTAGTGCCAATCCTGTTAATGGAGTAATTTTAGCCAGATCTTTTATAAATCCAAGGCTTAGTCAATTAAATGAAATTGCTTTTACAAACTCTCTTTTAGATAATAGCTTAATAAAATATGACACAACTAGTCAAAATTGGAAGAATTCGACTGAGATCGATGGAGGGATGGTTTAAGGTGTAATTTATAATAGTTCTTTTAAATAAAATAATCCAATCAATAGAGGTTAAAATGGCCAATACTATCAGAATTAAAAGAAGACCATCAAGCGGATCTGCTGGATCACCATCAGCAGCATCACTATATAATGGAGAATTAGCCTTTAATGAAAATGATAATATTTTATATTATGCTTATGGAAGCGGAGTAGGTGGAATATCAACAGCGGTGCCTGCTATAGCTGGTAGTGGAGCATATTCATTAAGAGGTGGAACTAATGCTACTGGAACATGGCCAATAAGTATCAATGGAAACTCCGCCTACGCAACAAATGCTGTTTATACAACAGGAAATCAAAATGTTAATGGGGAAAAAACATTTAGATCTACTGTGTTTGTAGAAGATACTATTAGAATAATTGGTTCTGGTGGTGCTGGTTCTAATGTCCTTATGGATGCTGATACGGCTTCTATTGGTCTTTTTACCAGCAACTACAGATATAATGCACTAGGTTGGTATGATAAAGATATGTCACTAGAAAATGGAACTATTGGCAATACTACTATAGAATCTACTTTTGGTAAAGTTATTTTAACTGGAAGTTCTGGAGTTCAAATAGGAGATGGTGGCAACGGCACAGGAGTGGACGTAGCTGCTGCTACAACAAGCTCATCAGGAACTCACTTTGCAGCTTTTACAAATTATTCTAATGGCGGAGTTATTAAAGCTCGAACAGCAGCACAGGTTAAGGGAGATATTGGACTAGGAAATGTTGAAAATACAGCATTATCATCAGTAACATTTACTGCTGGAAGTGGATTAGCTGGTGGAGGAACATTAGCTGCTAATAGAACATTTAATATTGGTCAAGGTGATGGTATTAGCGTAAGTGCTGATGCTATTGCTGTTGACAATACTGTAGTAAGAACAACGGGAACTCAAACTATCAATGGAAGCAAAACATTTGGCAATGCATCCACATTCAATAGCGGTATTAGTATTGGGGATACAATAAATTATTTAACTGGAAATGCACTAGTCATCAATTGGGGCGATGGCGGTGGACAGCTTGCTTCTTTTATTAACAATGCTAGTCAGCTAAATAATAGTATAAATTTAAATGCAATTACAACATTTGATAACGTAAGTTACAATAGTTTATTTCCTTTTATAATCGATCCAACCGGATATAATGGTTATGGTGCTGTCACTCAAGGTTTTTGGAGGGGTGAGCAAATAGAAGTAAATAGAGGTGGTACTGGACGATCTTCATACTCTAATGGTCAGTTATTAATTGGTAGTGGTACAGGTCTTGCAGCTAATACTTTAACAGCTGGTTCTAATGTTCAAATTACCAACGGTTCTGGTACTATCACAATAGCAGCAACAGGACTTGCTTTATCGTCTAGAACTTTAACTGCTGGAAGTGGATTGGTTGGTGGGGGAGATCTTAGTGCTGATAGAACATTTAATATTGGTCAGGGAGATGGTATAACCGTTAGTGCCGATAGTATTGCTGTTGATAGTACTGTTGTTCGCACAACTGGCAATCAAAGCATTAATGGAGTTAAGACTTTTGGTAATAGAATAAATATATCCCATACTGGATCCTTTGCTAATATACCATCTTTGAATATTGTTGGCGGTGGAGACAATTATTTTGATTATTATACTGGTCAACAAGGTGCATCTTCTGGATATTTGTTAGTGGGTACTCATTCGGATATCACAACTGCTCCATTCAGAATAGCTTTTGATCTTGTTGGAGGAGCCGCTATAACTAATGGTGAATGGAGAGCATCCACAATCTCTGTGGATAAAGGAGGCACTGGAGCCACCACGCTAACCTCTAATAATATCCTTGTGGGTAATGGAACTAATGCAATATCGGCCCCTTATAGTGTTGAAACAATACTAACTGGTGGATCATCAGCATTACCAAGAGCGGATGCTGTTAAAACCTATGTTGACAATATGATTGGTAGTGGCATTGCCACCAATGATGCTATGATTTTCAAGGGAACAATAGACTGTTCAACTAATCCTAATTATCCAGCGGCCGATAGAGGTTGGGTATATAAAATTAGTGTTGCTGGTAGAATTGGTGGGGCTTCTGGCCCAGTAGTAGAAGTTAACGATACAATAATTTGTGGAACAGACGGTACTGCTGCTGGCACTCATGCCTCTGTTGGTAGTAATTGGAATATTTTACAAACAAACATTGTTGATGCTAGTATTTTAGTAACCGGCCCAACTAGCGCCACTAGCGGCAACTTTGCTATGTTTGATGGAACAACAGGAAAGATTGTTAGAGACAGCTCTTTAAATTCTAGTAGTTTTGCTACTGCTAATCACACTCACGGAAACATAACAAATGCTGGAGCTATAGGATCAACAGCAAACTTGCCAATTATAACAACAACTGCTGGAGCATTAACAACAGGAAGCTTTGGATCAACAGCTAATACTTTTTGTCAAGGTAATGATAGCAGACTGAGTGATACTAGAAATACCACAAATTCTATTACCGTTAATAATGGTGGAGCCGGAGATAGTTCTAGTTTTACATTTAATGGTAGTGCGGCCAGAACAATTTCTTATAACAGTATTGGTGCGCCTTCTATAAGCGGAACTAATGCTACTGGTACTTGGAATATTAGTGTAACAGGTAATGCTGGTACAGTAACCAATGGAGTATATACTAATGGTTCATATGCCGACCCATCATGGATAACTAGTTTAGCCAAATCTAAGGTAGGATTAAGTAATGTAGAGAATACTGCTCTTAGTACTTGGGCTGGTAGTGCTAATCTTACAACTCTCGGCACAGTGGTTACTGGAACATGGAATGCAACCACGATTGCTGTTGACAAAGGAGGAACCGGCCAAACTTCTTATACTAATGGTCAATTATTAATAGGCAATACTACTGGTAACACATTAACTAAAGCCACATTGACACAAGGAACAGCAATAGATATTACTAATGGAGGTGGCAGCATAACGATTGGCCATAATGATACTTCAACATTGACTGGTGCCCAAGGAAGTAATGGTATTGCTAGTTTTACTGTTGATGGAATGGGACACGTTACAGCAGTAACCACGGCAACATACTTAACCGCAGGAACAGTATGTGCTGCTATTGTTGATTGCTCACTAGATGGCGGAACGTTCTAAATAGTTAGAGAAAATTAAATGCCAAATATTATACAACATAAAAGGAGTAGCACTCCTGGTGCTGTTCCGCTAGCTACTGGACTAAGCCAAGGTGAATTAGGAATAAATATAGGAGATGGTAAATTATATACTAAAAATAGTAGTAATGCTATTATTAATCTTGGTGTTAGTAGTATAAGTGGAACATATATTACCCCAGCTAGTGGTACATTTCAGACTATCCAATTTAATACCAATGTTGAACCCGATTTATTAAGAGGTCAAATTGGATGGAATGACACCGAAGGTACTGTTAATGTAGCTCTTACAGATAATACTGATATTCATATTGGCCAACATAATTTTTATAGAGTAAGAAATCAAACTGGGTCTGTGCTTTATAAAGGCCAAGCTGTTTATGCTACTGGTGTTCACAGCAATGGAATTATTACACCGTCCCTATATGTTGCAAATGGTAGTGTTCGTGAAGTCCGTTTCATTGGACTCATTTTAGAAAATATAAATAATAATAATAATGGTTATGCTATACAGTTTGGACATGTAACAGAAATTGACACTCGCGGAAATGTAGCAAGCAATATAGCTGTTGGAAATGAAACTTGGGCAGACGGTGACATATTATATGTTCACCCTACTGTATCTGGTAAGTTAACCAACGTTGAACCAAAACACTCTATTTCTACTGCTATAATTTTGGATGCTGCTAGTAATGGCAAAATTTTTGTAAGACCAACTAGTTATGGCCATTTGAATGACAACCACGATGTTAATGTTAGTGGGGTGACTAATGGTCAATTCTTACAATATAATTCATCCACCGATTACTGGGTTCCTAGTAGTAGCGGGAATTTTACTTCTTTAAGTGTGAATGGCACTGGAGTAATATCTAGTAGCGGAGGAACAACTAACTATATAAGTAAGTTTACTGGTGGTTCGACTATTGGTAATAGTCTAGTTTTTGATAATGGTACTAATGTTGGTATTGGAACAACAACTCCGACTAGTCAACTTCATGTTATTGGTACTGGATTATTCTCTAGTGCATTATTAGTTAACAATAATATTGTTTGGCATAGTGGTAATTTTGATAGTAGTAATATTGTTAGAACTACTGGAACTCAAACTATTAGTGGAGTTAAAACATTTGCTGATGGTTTAAAAGTAGTTGGTAATGGTGCTGGTGTTCCGATAGAACTGGGAGTGTCTCAGGATGCTATTGTTTTATTTGGTAAAACTAGTAATGGTCTGGGTATAGGTAGTAATTCTTTTAATTTTAGTGACTCTTCTACTAATGTTATAGATTCTAGAGAATTATTAATAGGTCTAAATGCTAATGACCCAATTCTGACTATTAGTCGTGGATTGTTATTTGCCGGTAATAGCGGTGTGGGGGTAATAAATTACTATGATAATGGAGCTGCTGTTAGTGCTAATAGATTGATATTTGATGTGACTCCAGCAACCACCCTTGCTTCTGCTAATACCACATTGCGTACCACAACAGAAGATGGAAATAATATAGTAGTAAATCTGCCAAATACTAGCGGAACATTAGCATTATTAACAAGTATAAATACTTCTCAAATTACTGGAACTTTACCAGTTAATAAGGGCGGTACAAATATAACTTCTTATAGTAATGGACAATTACTAATTGGTAGCGGAACAAGTTTAGTTGCTAATACTTTGTCTGCTGGTACTGGAATAGCTATAACTAATGGCAGTGGGACCATAACAATCAATACTAGTGGACTTCAAACTATTTTAACTAATCCTGTTACTGGTACTGGTACTGGAGCTTCAACATCAGGATACTTACCACGATGGAATAGTACTAGTGGATTAAGTAATAGCATTATTTATCAAAGTGGTAATAATATTGGTATTGGAACATCAACTCCAAGCGGACAACTACATGTTATCGGCAGTGGAATATTTAGCAGCGGCATAATCGCTAGCAACATAAGCGTTACTGATAACATGATATCTGCCACCAATACCAATGGTAATCTAATAATAAAACCAAATGCTAGCGGAGCATTACAGGCAGATGATGCTGGAAACTCAAGAGGCATATATAGTGTAGACTTACAAAGAAGCAGAGTTTCTGTTTCTGGAGTAGCTCATGGTAGTTATAGTGTTATAGGAGGTGGGTCAAACAATAATGCTATGGGTCCACTATGTACTATTGGAGGAGGAAGCAACAATACTGCTGGCGGTGATTATTATCCAGGAAATTGCTCAACAATTGGAGGAGGAGAAAATAATATTGCTGTTGGGGAAAAGTCAACAGTGGGTGGAGGAAGCAGTAATAGTGCTGGTGGTAACTATTCTATAGTTGGTGGAGGACAGAGTAACAGTGCTGGTGCTCCGCATTCTACAGTTGGTGGAGGAATTGGTAATAGTGCTATCGCTAATAAGTCAACAATTAGTGGTGGAAGTTATAACAGTAGTAGTGGTGAATACTCTATAGTTGGTGGAGGAAGAAGTAATAGTGCTGCTGGGTACATATCCGCAGTTTGTGGAGGAAATAGTAACAGTGCTTCTGGTAGTCTTTCTACAGTTTGTGGAGGAGATGATAATACTGCTGGTGCGGACGCCTCTACTATAGCTGGTGGAAAAACTAATACCATAAGTGCTTTTGCGAACTATTCAACTATAGCAGGAGGACAATATAACTATACTGGAAGTTCATATTCTAGTTTCTATGGTCTGTATGCATTTGTTGGAGGAGGCTATAGTAATGCTATCTATAGTAGCTATTCAACCATCGGAGGAGGAGAAAATAACACTATTGGAAGTGATACCTATAGTGATAGTTTGTTCACAAAAAGTGTTATTGGAGGAGGATCAAATAATACTTGTGATGGTGTTGCTGCCACAGTTGGTGGAGGAATATCAAATACCGCTAGTGGATACCATTGTACAGTTGCAGGAGGATTTTCTAATAGCGCTAGTTCATACGAGTCAACAATTGGTGGAGGAAATTCTAATAGTGCGACCGCTACTGGTAGCACGGTCGGTGGTGGAAGATACAATACAGCCAGTGGAAATAGTGACTCTGTAGTGTGCGGAGGCTCAAACAATCTTGCTAGTGGTCCAGGATCTACTATTGCTGGAGGATTATCAAATACCGCAAGTGGTTATGCTAGTGCTGTTGTTGGTGGTATAGATGCTTTGGCTAGCAGTCGAGGCGAAATAAGTCATGCTACTGGAAAATTTGCTGATGATGGAGATGCTCAACACAGTATATTTGTACTAAGAACCAAAACAACGAATAATACGGCTACAGAAATGGGTCTTGACGGAGCTTCTGTACGATTAACAATAAATAGCGGTCAAATATTATCAGGAACAATTAATATAATAGGATCTCGTAGTGATGGTTCAGCAGTGGCTCGATATCTTAGACAATTTACTATAAAAAATGTTGGTGGAACAACCAGTTTAGTTGGATCTATAATAACACTAGGAACAGACGAGGCTGCTGGAACAAGTATCAGTATCACTGCTGACAATACAAATGACTTTTTAAGTATTAAAGTTACAGGAATAAGTAGTCAAACATGGAGATGGGTTGCTGTTGTTGATTGCATCAAAACAAAATATGGAACATGATAATGAAAAATTTTATTTTTATTAGTGGTCTTCCTCGTTCTGGAAGCACACTTCTTTGTAATATATTAGCACAAAACGATAATTTATTTGTTAGTAAAGCTACTAGTGGATGTCATGATATATTATTTAATATACGAAATCAATGGGATAATTTAATCGAACATAAAGCAGAAGGAATTGATAAAAATCAATTAAAAAGAGTTCTACAGAGTGTGCTTAATAGCTATCATTCTACAGATAAAAATTTTATAGTAGATAAGGGTAGGGGCTGGCTAAGTTTGATAGAGATGGCCGAATTTATATTAGGATATACTCCAAAGATCATAGTTCCTGTGCGAGATATGAAAGAAATTTTTAGTAGTTTTGAAAAACTATGGAGAAATAGTACAGGTTCTACTCAATGGCATTTTGAAAAAGAGGATTATTTTAAAAGTCAAACTATTGAAGGAAGATGTGATATTTTAGCTCATCAAAGCCAAGTTGTCGGATTAGCATACAATCGTGTTAAAGATGCTATAAATAGAGGATATAAAAATAAATTATTTTTTGTTGAATTTGATGATTTAACACAAAAACCTAATGAAACCCTAAAACAAATATATAATTATTTGGAATTTCCAAACTTTCAACACGATTTTAATAATGTACAACAATATACTAAAGAAGACGATGATGGTGTTCATAGAATACCTGGTTTACATACGATAAGATCAGAAGTTAAATCTGTATACAAAGACAGTTTAGATATTTTAGGTAAAGAATTAGTAAATAAATATAGTAATCTAGAAATATGGAGAAATTAATATGAGCATACTAGATAATATCGGAGAGAATTCTATCTCAAACCAAGTTGCTAATAGAATTAAAAATCAAACCAGACAAACTTTTCAAAATATGGTTAATGCTTTTAATGAAGGATCAAAAATCTTTTGGCAAAATCCTCGTGGACTAACACCAACACAAATAGCAGAGGCTCTAGGAACAGATGCTAGGGAAGTATTTGAATTACACTATGCATTGGGACTATTAATTAATAGTATAAAACCAGAGAGTATACAAGAAGGTTGGGCCGCTATTGGCCAATTTACAATGAATGAAGATGGAACAGTAACTGTGATTTCTACCAGTGGCAATCCATAATAAATGTATGGGTGTATACTATTATATACAGCATATACTCTAATAAAAAGGCCGTATTATGTCATGGGATGCTGAAATACCAATAATAGTCAGAACACTAATTAACGATCTTGGTGATCAACCAACATATAGTGACGATAGAATAAAACAAATTATAGCCGTTGCTGCTAAATATGTTCAATTTGATGTTGTTCTTGACCATTCTTACAATGTAGATGTGATAGAAGGTAACATTAGTCCTGATCCAACTGATCATAATGATGAAATTTTTATTAGCTTAGTTTCTCTTAAAGCTGCTTGTATTATTGATCAAAGTGTTCTAAGAACAAAGGCCGCTTTAGAGGGTATAAGAGCATCACTTGGGTCGGCAACATTGACAGTAAAAGGAAGTTTGGAAGGATTCATAAAGATACTAGAAAAAGGACCATGTGCATCATATGATGAATTGACTTCTCACTGGGATGTCAGTCAGGCTACTGCCATTAGAGCAATTCTTAGTCCGTTTGTTGGTAATAAATTTGACCCACGATCACTATTCTCTGATAACAGAGGAAGAGATTTATATTAATAAGGAAGTTTTATGGCAGCAGTAAATTACAATTTTCCTATAGAACAAGGTAGTGATTTTGAAGTTAATTTTCAATATAATGACTCTAATGGTCAGCCAGTAAATCTCGGAGATAGTAATACATCTTGCGTTGTTATGCAAATTATTCCAAATTCTGGTGACTCTTTTGGATTTTCTACTAAAAAAATTGGTAACACATCGTTATTTTCTAACGACAAAGGATTAATAACATTAAAAATTAGTAATGCTTTAACACAAAGTTTTCAATTTGATAATGCTATTTATGATCTTGATGTTCTTATTGGAGACAAAATAACTAGATTGGTCTATGGTACTATTAATATAATTAAAAGACAAACACCATTTCCTAATTGTATTCTTAGTACCCCCTCAACAAACGGTAACGATACCCCATCAACAACTCCAGTTCCGTCAGAATCTTTAACAGAATTCCAAAATTTATGTTTAGATACAGATTGCTTGAATCTAGATATTTATTCCACAGCATATCAAGGATCAGGATTAATAATAAACGATTTATCAATATCAAATAGTAATATAACGACCACAAATACTAATAATATAGAAAATATAGAAGTTGTTATAAATAATCTAAATCATACATCTCCACAAGATTTACAAATATTTTTAGCTCCACCGTCCGGTAATAAGATACTATTATCTGCAAATCATAAAATGCCAAAAACTAATTTTAATTTTATGTTTTCTAATAAAGCACTACCAACATCTTATGTATATAATATTAATAATGGATCATATTGTAATATATACGACAAAACTGACATAGTTAAATATTCTAATGAAACTTTATCATCAAATTTTGGATATCTTATTGGACACAGCATAACCGGAGTATGGTCATTATTAATCAAAGACACCGATCCGGATGCATCTCCTGTAGGATCAGGTTATATGGATGGATGGAAACTAGTAGTAACTTATCAGCCCTAACTCAAATAATAAACCAGAAGGGTGGCAAGTATATTAATGACTCAATTTCATAATGTAAGATCTATTACTCAAAAAGATAAAATTTCTTCATTAGAAGATAATTTAAAATCATTCTTAGATTGGTCTTTTTTGAATATAGGTGGTTTTGTTAATGTGCCAAATCCTTCTCCAGCAATATCCGGAACATCTGGATTTCATGTTCTTAAACTAGCACCAGATCCAACAGTAGTAGGAAGCAGATTATGGCAGTCTATCCGTAAAGATTGGGTATATGAGTCAGGAGTAAACTATAACAGTACGGCCCCGTCAGTATTTTCTGGATTATATCTAAATAATATTTTTCTACCGGCGCCAACAGGAAGCGGAGGATACGGATACTCTGTTAACTATCCTCTTGGACAAATAAAATTTAATAATGCAGTATCATCATCTAGTTCTGTTATTGCTAGCTATTCTTATAGATATATACAAACATATAAAGCTAGCGATTCTATTTGGTGGAAAGAAGTACAAAAAGAGACATACAGTCCCTCAAATTATAAAGCAAATGGAGACTATGCTATAACCTCTATTCATAGAGTTCAATTGCCAGCAATAATTTTAGAATTAGCTCCCAGCACCAAACTCAAACCGTATGAATTAGGTACTACAGAAAATATTTGGACTCAAGAAATATTTCTTCATATTTTTGCACAATCTGCTACTCAACGAAATACTATAATAGATATATTAATAGCACAAAAAGATAAAGTTCTTCATCTATATGATTCTGACGCTGTTGCAAAAACACTTTCTTTTGGACTAGATAAATATGGGGCAATCAATCCTAATGGTAAAAATTATCCACAATTAGTAGATGAATTTCAATATAATTATTTTACTATTATTAATACTTCATTAGGTGAATTAAATACACTTAGTAGCACTTTATATAATGGAATAGTAAGATGGTCTATAGAGATATTGCCTTACCACAAGACACAAACAACACCAACTCCAACTTCTACTATTGTAACGGGCACAACTCCGCTTGTCACGCCCACTGTGACTTCTACTCCAGCACTGGGTGTTAGTCCTACACCAACATCTACTAAAGCACCAAGTGCTAGTCCCACAGTAACGCCTACTAAAACACCAACTGCAACTTCTACTCTCCCTATGAGCGTTAGTCCTACGCCAACACCCACTAAGACACAAACTGTTACTCCTACTACAACTCTAATTAATATTGTAAATAATTTTATAGCAATTGCAGATAATTCTAATGTAACAGCGTTAAGTAGTAATAATGGGTCCTCATGGTCACTTAATAATCTAACAGCCACCAGATCATGGAAAGATGTAGCTTATGGAGCCTCTAAATTTATTGCTTGTGCATATGGTAGTTCAGATTACGAATATTCGACAAATGGTATAACATGGACTAGCTCAAATTTTAATGTAACAAATGTTAATAATCAATGGACATGTATAACTTATGCCAATAATAAATTTATTATATTAGCAAACTCCTCTGCCAATGGAATAATATCAACAGATGGTATAAATTGGACAAAGTTTACATTGCCGTTTCAAATTTATATTGGTGGACCAAATGCCCCATCAGCGTCCAGTTGGAACGGCTGTGCATACGGTAATGGTATTTTTGTAGCAATGAATTATAATTCGTCAACCATTGCAACATCCACTGATGGCATAACATGGACACAAAGATCTTTACCAATCACAAATAACTGGAACGATATTATTTATGGAGATAAATTCGCTATAGTTGCTTCACAAACTGATAAAATAGCATACAGCACAAATGGCATATCATGGACAACAGCTGATCTTCCCGAATCTGCAGGATGGAAATCTATAGCATATGGTAATAACACTTATGTTGCTATAGGATATAATTTAGCTAATATTATAGTATCTAATGACCTAATAAATTGGACTAGTAATATAGTATTAAATGGACCATGGAATAAAATTATTTACAAAAATAATACTTTTATTATTATAGGAAGTACCACCACAGTATTAACATCAACGAATGGAATAAACTGGACTCAAAGATCAATAGATAATTATAATTGGATTAATCTTACATAATTAAAGGGAAAAATAAATGAATTTAACTTATTCAATAGATAGTAATAATTTTTCTGTTAAAATATATTCTGACGATAGACCAGAACCAATTATATATCAGCCAGATTGGCCAAATGGGACAGCATGGTCATCGGCAGCAGAAGCAGAATCATGGGCTCAGTTGTGCATACAAGCAATAATTGATGAGAATGCCCCGTATGCTCCAGCCGGTCCAGGATTAGCAGGAGAACCTAAAAAGTTATCATAATAATGAATATAACATTACAAACTAATATTACAAAAGTTGCACTAGAAATTTATCAAAAAGATTTATCTGTAAATCTTATAGACTTAATTAATAAAACCATTTATATATCTAATACTAGTACAACATTGTATGGACTAGTTATTGAATCGTTAATAGATATTAAAGACACAACATCCTCAGATATAATTTATATATAAAATGAATAATTTATTTGGTAAAGAATTTAAAAACCTGTATAAAGATGCTATAAATATATTACTGGATAGCAGTGGCCTAACTGTGCCATGTACTTTGAGATACACAGGAATTAATAGCCCAATATATTGCAATAATTGTATTTTTGATAGCATATCACAATTATCTACTAATAAATATAACGGCACAGGACCAGTATCATTTACAGAAGGAACTATTTGTCCTGTTTGCATGGGAATGGGAATGATGCAATCTAATATTGGTACAGAAGTTGTCTACCTTGCTTGTATTTTTGATAGCAAACATTGGATAAATTGGTCATCAAAAACATTGAATATACCTGACTCAATGGTTCAAACAATATGTAAAATTGAATTATTGCCAAAATTAAGAAATGCTACAGAATTAGTTGTAGATAATAGTATTAATAAATATGGTAATTTTGTATATGAAAGACATGGAGATCCTGAACTTGCGGGATTAGGAGACAATGCTTATATAATTTGTATGTGGAAAAGAAAATGAAAATATCTTTAACTTTACTAGAAACAGATAGTAAAATTAAAGACTTGATACTTATTGAAATTAAAAAAGTTATTGATAATGCTATAAATAAATCAATTAAAATTATTTCTAATGAAATTAAATTTTTGATAGCAGAAGCACTAAGATCTCAACCAGAATATTCTTCTTTAATGGCAGGAACATTAAAAGCAGAGTTTGGAATATCAAATCCAGGATCAATACCTCTAGTAATAGATGCATTAATAGATACCTTAGATGTTAAAAATTCAAATACAAAAATATCTTCAAATGGTATAATAGGTGGTTTTACTATAACTATGATGAAATCCGATGATATGAACGGCGTTATATCAGCAAATATAGCTACTGTTTCAGATGAAAATAAAGGATATGTGCTTCCTTGGTTAGAATGGTTATTATATGGAGGAAATGAAATAATAGTACAAAATTATGAAGTTGTTTATGGTAATTTCTCATATTCTAGATCTGGCATGGCAATTATGAAACCTTCTAGCGGAGCATGGAAAGTACCATCGGAATTTGCAGGAACAGAGGATAATAATTGGACTACTAGAGCTATTAATAGTGTAGAAGATAATATATATAAAATTATACAAAAAAATATAGAACAATATTTATAAGGAATATTTATGGTAAATACAAAATGTTGTGAATGTATGTTTGCTAGTCCAGTAGAAGATTCGAATACATTAAAAGGATGTTCAAAAGATATTATATCTAAAATTATGAATATTAAAGAAATATCTATTGATGAGAATGGATATAATCATATTCAAAATTATGCTTGTAGATATGGATTTTCTCAAAATATATATAACCAATATAAAGAAAATTTTATAGATGGATCTTTAGAACAAATGATAAATACTAATACTTTAATTAGACTATATTTAATAATTGATTGTTCTGATCCTTCTATTGATTTTGATAATATTATTGCCAAACTATCCAACTTAGATATTCCGCCAGTTGCAATATCTTTTATGTTCAGATCAAGGTCATTTAGGCCATTTTTACCTGAAAAACACAATGATCTTTGCAACTCCTTACTGAAAAACTGTAAGTGGAAAGCTCATAATTTTTTATATGATATAGTAATAGATGATGCTATTAGTCATGTCTTATCTACCAATGCTAAAATGAATAACAGTTATTATTTTTTGGTGTATGATGGTAGTAGAATTGATCAATTAAATACAGATATAATAAATATTAATGATAATGTTATATTATATCAAAAACCCATGATAGCCATGATTGAAAGCCAAGACGCTTTACATAAATTTTTTATGAGTTTTGATAATTATGCAGTTTCCAAAGAAATCTCACATAGCTTATTAGAGTCAATAAAGAAAGAACAAAACAATATAATTTATTACTAAGTATTTGGTGTATTCTATAAAATATACATCCTATTTCGCGGGAGTTTACAATGCCGAACAACAGAATTTATTATGCTTCTCAGGTTGCTCAGTTAAGACCATGTAATGATACTGGATCCAGCGTAACAAGCTATTGGTATAATCCTCTAGGTGTTCAAAGCGTTGGTATGACAACAAATTTTAACCGAGAACAAACTTTTCAACTAGGAACAGTAGAAATATATGATAATGTTGAAACCGTTCCAGAAGTTGAAGTAACTATCAACAAAATAATAGATAGTACTAGTCCTTTATATTTAATGGCAATGGGCGGTGGCGGCGGGATAGGAGATGCCATAAATGCTAGTTTAGTCTCATTATCAAATAATAGAGTTCATTTTCGTTTAGGAATTTATGAAGATAACAAACAATTCACAGAAGATGCAGCAGCTTCATATGTTGTATGCACAGGAATGTATTTGTCTAGTTTTAATTATACATTGCCAGTAGAAGGAAATGCTACTGAAGAAATTACACTTGTAGGAAATCACAAAAGATGGAATTATAATTATCCTGGAATAAACACTGGAGCACCTTCAGTTGGTGATACATTTACTCAAGGAAAAGTAGCGAATGGAGTAAGACCATCAAGTAGTAGTGGAATTTTACGTAGACAATATTTTAATATTCAACAATCAACACTTCCTGTTGGAACAGGTGGCATTGGTGGTCCAACATACTCCAAATTACCTCATATTCAAAATATTACCATGAGTTCTAATCTTGGAAGAGAAAGTATCAATCAATTAGGTAAATTTAGTCCATATTGTAGATATGCAACATTTCCTATTGAAGTTACTAGCGAATTTGAAATTATTGCAGAAGATGGCGATGGTTTAGATTTCAAAGACTTTAGTGGTGATAGTTTTTGCGGAACATCTAAAACTAATTTAGCATACAAAACTATTAGATTAGCCATTTGTGACTTTGACCATACTAATGGTAGTAATTCTATGGTTTTTGATCTTGGGTCAAAAAATACATTAACTGCAGTTAATTATGCTGGCGGCGATACTGGTGGTGGAAATGCCACAGTAACATATAGTTTTAGAAATTTCAATGACTTTAAAATAGATGCTAGTGGTACGTATGCTAAGGGAGTTACTATCAATGACGATGATAATGCTGTTAATGTTCAACAAATAAATAATCCCACAGTGTCGGCCACCACACCAGCATCAACTTCCACATTAGAATCAAATACTGGAGATATTTATAATGGGTAATCTTAATAAAAGAATTTTTTATGCTACACAAAGTATTAATCTTCAACCAGTATCTACTGGAAATGCCGTCCCTATAAATTATAGAGACCCAAGTCATTATGTTACTTATGGTCGATGGATTCAACCACTAGGTTTACAAAGTGCTGGTATAAGTACAACATTTAATAATGAACCAGTTTCTCAACTTGGAACATTATCTATTTATACTCAAGTAGAAACATCTCCAGAAGTTGAAGTAACATTATCTAAATTAGTAGATGGAACAGCTCCTTTATATTCTTTATGCACAGCATGGACCAATGGAACCGCTGTTGTATCTAAAAATAAAGATATTACTGAAATATCAACAAATATGGTTAATGCTAGATTTGCTGTTGCTAAAGATACTAGTTCTAAAGCTAGTGGAACACTTAGTCATCATACTTTATGCTCTGGTATGTATTTGAATAGTGTGTCTTTCACTTTCCCTGTTGATGGAAATGCTACTGAGCAAGTAACATTAGCCGGTAGTAGAAAAACATGGGGTGGTTCAGTTACTGTTCCTAATGGGGCTGCTGCTGAGGCTCTTGGAGACTTAGCAAGTCTTGTTGTTAGAAGACAGCATGTTGCAATAACTGGGGCTCTTGCTACGCTAAGCACAGTCAGAGATGAAAATGATAAAATTACAACTTTTCCTGCCTTTACTATGCTACCAACTGGAATACTAGTTCCATATAAGCGAGAAATTAACGGAGGAGAAGATACTCCTAAAGTACAAAATATAACAGTTAGTGCTTCTCTTAATAGAGAAAATATTAATGAATTAGGATTCTTTGGTCCATATTACAAATATACCACATTTCCTATTGAAGTGACCAGTGAATTTGAATTGGTATCAGTATCTGGTGATTTTATCAATGCTAATGATTTTATGGCTTATGACAATGAAGATAACCCCATCAGTTCTGCAACATGCGCAACAGATTATAGCAATACTCCTAATGAAGAAATTGTTATTAAAGTTTGTGGAGCAACAAATGCTGATGCTTTATATCTAGATCTTGGAACAAAGAATAGATTAACCTCAGTTAATTATACAGGAGGAGATACTGGTGGTGGTAATGCTACTGTTACATATAGCTATCAAACATTCAACAAGTTCAATGTTATTCCTGAGGGCTCTTATGCTAAATATCTTAGCCATAATGGATCAGCCTATGCCTCTGGTACATTAACCTAAACATCAATTAAATAGGAGTTTTTAAATGGGTAATAATAATAGAATTTTTTACGGCTCACAGATAGCTCAATTAAAACCATCAACAACCGGAAATAAGTATGGTTCATGGTATCAGCCCCAAGGTGTTCAGAGTGTTGGATTCAATAATACACTATCTACTGAGCAGGCGTTTCAATTAGGTGCTATAGATATTTATGCTATTAGTGAGAATACTCCTGAAGTTGAAGTTACTATTAATAAGGCTCTAGACGGTACATGTCCTTTATATTTAATGGCCATGGGTGGCGAAACTGGAATCGAAGGAGCTAATACTAGCAGCTTCACAGATTCAAATCAACTTAAAAATAAAGGTTTTGCTGGATTAGCATTTAATACTGTAGACTTTAGATTAGGAATATATAGTGATATTAAATCTACAGTTAATGGTACCACAACTGACTGGGTTGAATGTACTCCTATGTATTTATCTAGTTTAAACTATACTTTCCCAGTGGATGGAAATGCTACTGAAGAAATCACTTTAGTTGGAAATAATAAAAAATGGGCTAAAAATAGTGGCGGTACTATGGGAGATATGACAGCTGCCACAATAAATAAAACAGCTAATAAATTAGCTCGTAGACAGTATATAAATATTAGCGAATCAGTCTTACCAACAGGATTTAATGGAGTATTTAAAAGCGGCGGTTTGCCAACTGGTGTTGATGTTGATTTATACTTACAGAATATAACAATAAGTGCTAATCTTGGTCGTGAGCAAATTAACGAGCTTGGTCAGTTAGCTCCATACTATAGATATGCAACCTTTCCTGTTGAAGTTACTAGTGAATTTGAAATTATTGGTCAGGTCGGCGATTATATTACCGCAAATGACTTTATATTTAGTAGTGGCTGTGGTGTTAACTATAATAATCTAACAGAATTTCCTATTAGATTAAAGATTTGTGGTAGTGGTGATCCTAGTAGCAATAATAATAGTTTACAATTCTATTTAGGTTCTGGTAATAAACTAACATCTGTTAATTATGCTGGTGGTGACACTGGTGGTGGAAATCTTACTATTACTTATGGTTTTAGAAACTATAATGATTTTTATGTTAGAGCCACCGGCAGTTATGCTGATGTGCCAACAGTATAATAAAAATATATTTAATTAGGAATTTATAGAACAAGGATTTAGGATTAAAATGGATGAATTATTTCAGATAATAGGAAAATTGTATACCGATATGTATCATGCTCAAAAGTTTTTAGAAAATCTCCAGGAACAAATAAAAATTAAGGATGGAGAAATCTTAGCACTTAAAAGTAAATTAGTAAACAGTCCTAAGGATAATATGGAAAAATAGTATAATGATATGGTGCAAGAATTAGAGAGGGATATATATAGAATATTGTCTGGGAAATTACTATTTTCTTATAATAAAAAAAAATATGTATTGACATTTCCTAAACCAATATTAAAATATAAAGCTAATTTAATTTATGAATCTATTATTAATGATGAAAAGTATAATGAGTGGATCAGATTGGAAAATTTAGATAAATATATGCAATATATGGGGGTGTGGGAACCTGGGATGTCAGCATTTATGAAAAAATCAGAACAAGAAATAGATAATCTTAAAGTATCATTATATAATAATAGACTTAATGCAAAACTAACAAATAGAACAAAATTACAATTAAATAATTTAAGAGCCAAACTAGGTCAGTTAAATGGAATCAAACAAACATACTATATGCAAACACTAGAGGGATATGCTGAAAGTATAAAAAATGAATTCATAATGGTTAATACCATTTACCATAATGGTAAAAAAGCTTTTGATAAATTTAAATCATTAAAAAATTCATTAAATAAATTTACTAATATTGTATCAGAAATAGACAAGCACGGACTTTCTGTATCAGACTATAGAAGAATTGCTAAATCTGATTTATGGAGATCTTTGTGGAATGTTGGAAAAACTAATATATTTAAAAATGCAGTATCAGAATGGACAGAAGAACAATTAACTATAGTCAGTTATAGTATGATGTATGACAGTGTATATGAGCATCCAGAAAAACCTACAGATAATGTTATCAATGATGATGATATGCTTGATGGATGGATGATAATACAACGTAGGGCAATAGAAAAATCAAAGAAACAAGATGAGATGTTAAAAACAAATAATAAATTGGGTAAAGCACAAGAAGTATTTATTTTTACAGATTCTGATGAGGGTATCCAAGAAGTTATGTCAATGAATTCTGATGAAGCAATTATGGATATTGCTCACAGAGAACATGTAATTAATAAATATCAACATATAGAACATACAGAATTACCAGATATTCAAAAAGAGACTAAAAATAGGAATTAATTTATGGATTATCAACAACAACTAATTACTGAAATCGAAACACGATTAAAAACAACTATGATAGGTTCATTAGCAAGATTCGAACAATCTTTTGGTCATTTGTGGGAAGAACCGGGACCAGATCAGCAAGAATACATAGATCTTTGGGAGTATACTAGAAATTCTATTTTAAATAATGGAAATAAACAAATAAGATTAGCATTGGAGACTCTATCATCTGTGGTATATAGATCGTATAAAACTAAACAAACATATAATTTTAATAATAAGGAACTAGGAGATAAATATGAAAACTAAAAATTTTAAGGTTACTATAGACGGTACAGAAAAAGAATTTGTTGTCAAGACACCATCATTAAATGATCAAAGAGAAGCACAAAAAGTGTATAATCAAGCTTTCACTGATGCTATAAAAAGCAAAAGTGTTGTAAGAGCAAAGTTAGACGATCTTTTAGAAGATCAAGGTTTATGGAATGATGAGAAACAGGCTAAATTCACCACTTTACAAAAAGAACTTTTAGACGGTGAAAAAAGACTAGCAAAGGGTGGATTTAGTTTAAATGAAGCCAAAGACCTAGCTATTAAAATGAAGGGCATTAGAGATGAGATACGAGATCTAATTAGTGTTAGAACTAGTTTAGATAATCATAGTGCCGAAGGTCAAGCTGATAATGCCAGGTTTAATTATTTGGTTAGTGTTTGTGTGGTGTATAATGATACTAAACAACCATACTTTAATAATATGGAAGATTATCTTAATAGGTCAACCGATCAGGTTGGTTTGTTAGGAGCGCAAAATTTGGCTAATATGTTATATGGATTGGATAATGACTATGAAAGCAATCTGCCAGAAAACAAATTCTTAAAGAAATTTAAATTTGTTGACGATAAATTGCGACTTGTTGATAAAAAAGGTAGGCTCGTTGATGCTGAAGGTAGACTAGTAGATGAAAGTGGTAGATTCATAGATGAAGAAGGGAATTTTGTTGATAAATATGGTAACAAGGTAAATTCTGATGGAGATTATCTGGTTGACCCTCAGCCGTTCCTTGATGATAATGGAAATCCAATTATTTTAGAAGAAGACAAAAAAGATGAACCAACAGCAGTACAAACAGAGACAGCAAAAGAACCCCCAGTTTCTGAACCACCAAAAAGCACTGTTGCAGAATCTACGGAGCCTGTTAGTTCATAATAAGATTAATAATAATATTAATTTAATAGGTATTCCTAACCATGAGTTTAACCTTGTGGTTGGGAATATTTTTTTGGATCGTTAATTCTTTATAGGATAATATTATGGCAACTTTTAATCTAACAGCACAGTTGAATCTTAAAGGTCCAACAAACGTTAAGCAAATAGCTGCTCAAATTAAAAAAGATCTTGGCGCTCTTAATGCAAATGTACAATTTAAACTTGATCCGGCAGCATCAAAAAATGTTGCAGCATTATCGTCTTCTTTAAAAGTTTTGAATGCTAATTTTGCCTCAACTGTCAAATCAGCCAATGCTGCCACATCAGCAATAAAGGCTTTTGGTAATAGCGTAAATTCTGTTAAAATTAACAATGTCCCTCAACAAATTAATCAAACTTCATCAGCAATTGCTAAATTAAATAAAGTATCCTCATCAACATCTGGAGGATTGCAAAATGCCGCAACAGAGATGCAGGAATTCGGCAAGCAAGCTGGTTTAGCAGTTAGAAGATTCGTTGCATTTAGTGCTGTTACAAGTGTTATATATGGAGTAACAAATAGTATAAATAATGGTATACAGGCTTTTATTGATTATGATAAAGAGCTTGTAAAATTACAACAGGTTACTGGAGAATCTGCTGCCGGATTATCCAAACTACAATCTCAAATTAGTAATTTAGCTGTAGAATTTGGTGTTAGTTCTAAAGAGCTAACTCAAGTAGCATCAACATTAGCTCAGGCTGGTTTAAGTGCCAGAGAAACTGAGAAAGCTTTAAAAGCCTTAGCACTTAGTAGTTTAGCTCCGTCATTTGATAATATGAATGAGACTGTGGAAGGTAGTATTGCTATAATGAGACAGTTTGGTATTAGTGCTGCTGATTTGGAGGCATCATTAGGTGCGGTTAATACCGTGGCAGCAAGGTTCGCAGTAGAATCTAGTGACATCATTACCGCCGTGCAAAGAACAGGTAGCGTATTCGCTACTGCGAGTAAAGGGGTAAGCGAAGGAAAAGACGCTTTAAATGAATTTATTTCGGTATTTACCAGTGTTAGAGCAACTACCCGTGAAAGCGCTGAAACTATTGCTACTGGATTACGAACAATATTTACTCGTATCCAAAGAGGAACAACGATAGACGCCCTAAAAGAGTTTGGTGTTAACTTAACAGATGCTGAGGGTAAGTTCGTTGGAGCGTATAAGGCTGTCGAATTGTTAAGTAAAGGATTAGGTAAAATAGACCCTAGAAGTTTGGACTTTTCAAGAATAGTTGAAGAACTTGGTGGATTTAGACAAATTGGTAAAGTTATTCCATTAATTCAACAATTTAGTGTGGCTCAACAGGCGTTAAAAGTTGCTCAACAAGGACAAGGTTCGCTAGCTAAAGATGCAGCAACAGCACAATTAAGTTTAGCTAATCAAATAAGTAAAGTTCGTGAAGAATTTTTCTCACTATTTCGTGAAATAGGTCAATCCAAAGGATTTCAAAGTTTAATCAGAGGAGCGTTGTCTCTAACTAGTGGTTTGATAAAAGTAGCAGATGCTGTTAAAGGAATTCTACCAGCATTAGCAGTACTTGCAGCATTTAAGGGATTTAAAGCATTAACAGAATTTACTACAGGATTTGCCACAGGAGTTAAAAGAGGACCAGATGGTAAAGCTAATGGCGGAGTTATAAGAAAATTCGCACGAGGTGGTGTTGTTCCTGGTACTGGTAGTGGAGATACTGTACCAGCAATGTTAGAGCCAGGAGAATTTGTTATACGTAAAAAAGCTGTTGAAACTATTGGTACTGATAGTCTTCATAGTATGAATAAGTATGGAAGTGGTGGAAGTATACGAGCAGGAAAATCAAATAGAAGAAAAAGATTTGGGGGTGGAGGTAAACTATATGACGATATTGATGTTCAAGAATATTCTAAGTCTAACAAGCAGTATGCTGGTAGGCTCAAAGCTTATGATGCAGATAGTATAAATTTATTGGTTGATCCAACACAAACACTAGTTAATAAACGTTTTAAAAAACTAACTGGCGATTTAATTTATCCTAGTGAAAAAGGTAAATTTAAAGTCACATCCAGACTTGAAGGAATAGATGCTTTTGAAATTAAAGCATCAAAAAAAGAAAGAGAAGAGTATGCTAGTCAAGGAGGAAAAGGTCCGGCATATGCTAGTAATAGAGAGAAAGGCAAAAGAGCCAAAGATATAACTATAGATTTTATAAGTGGACTTGGTAAAGAAAAATTAGCTAAAATTTTTATCGACGCTAATAAAGTAGATTACTATGGCAGACCAATGGCGGAAATTGGTGCTCTTAATAAAAAATTAGTAGGAGAGAATGTTGCAAAATATAGTGGAACTAAAAAAGGTCAAGACATTATTCAAGCAGATAAACTAGCAAATAGACTAGAGATAATGAAGAAAAATTCAGGATTCGGCAATACTAATAAGTCATCATGGGATAGGGTTATTAAAGATGATTATATGTTTAACTATATGCCAGCAGGATCTAAGGATAGGTTTAACAGTTCAGGGAATATAATACAAGACGACTCCCGGCCATTAAAAACTATCTCTGATATTGGTTTTATTAAGAAAATGACAGAGACTAAAGGATTGGCTAAGTTCATGGTTGGAGGAAAAGTAGAAAGAAAAATTGGAGTAGTTGATACGGACGTACTAAGAGATGAGGCTAATGCGGCGATAGTTAGGCCAGCAATGGAAAAGCTTGGAATAACTGATGTTAGTGACTATACAACAAAACTTGGAGAATTGGCAGGCAATGCTAGAAAAAGTGGATCGCTATCTAGGTTTAGAGCTATTGCTGGAGCTGCTGGAAGTGGAAAAAGCAGTTTAGCAACCGGAAAGGGAGCTAATGATGATGCTACTTTAAGAAAAACAATTCGCTCTCAAATATTAACGCCTGAAGATATAGACAAAGTTAATGAAGTTATAGTATTAACATCGACAGCTAGTCAGACTAAATTAGATGCTTATTTAAAAGATGTTGATAGAGCATATGTATTAAGCTCTAATAGCAGAGAGGAACAAGATAGAGTTAGGTCAAATAGAGAGAGCAGAGACATTACAGGAGAAGGATTGTATGGTCGTAAACCAGGAACCACAAGAGCAGCTGATATTGATTTTGGTCTGGAAGAAACCATATTACGAGATGAACTTGGCAAAAGAGCCACAGTATTAGGAAGAAAAAAAGATAGTTTCGGTTTAAGACGTAAAAGAGAAAGCGAACTACCAGAAATAGTTCAGGCTGGTGGATTTTATATGGGTGGTTTTGCCCCACCAACAAGAGGCCATAGAGGAGCTTTAGATACTTTATTAGAAAACATGTTAGCAAAGAACCCAAACTCTTCTTTAGAAGATATTCTTGTTAGTGTTGCTCCTGACCTTCCAATGATTGTTGATAAAGAAGGCATAGACCACGCTGCACGATATGGTATTTTCCCATCAGACATAAGAACCTTATTTAGCCAAATGAATTTTGGAAATGCTATGATTAGCACTCAAAGCCAGACGGGTGGTGGTTTACCAAAATTTATGGAAGTTACTGATGCTGGAGATAGAAGAAAATTCGCCAGATTAAAAGGAGCCATGGCAATAACTTCTGGTAAAGACGATAAAACATTGGGCAAATACCAAAGAGCAGGAATAGACGTTACAGATATTCCTAGAATAGAAGATATTAGTGCTACTGCAGTTAGAGACGCATTATTTAATGGTGACGATAAAACACTTACTAGTTTAATGAATCCTGATATAGCATCAATATTAATGGGCAATAGAGCACAATTACGTAATCGTAGCACTATGGTTCCTATGCTCATCGAAGAAATACAAAAGTTTGTTGATCAAGATAAAGTACGATCCAATGCTGAGGTTACAGAAATATTATCAAATGCTCCTGGTGGTCCATATGGTAATGTTAGTGCTGATCTAAAGAAAAATTATCCAGAAATAGCTGAGCAAGTTAAGCAGATAAGAGACAAAAGAGATAGAGTATCTAAAGGAGCATTCGGCTATAGAGCATTTAATATAATAAGCGCCCTATCTGCCAAATATCCAGAAACTTATGGGTTAGACCCATCAAGAAAATCCGCCGTATCTGCGCAACCATCAGACATAACCAGAGAGGCCATAGCAGCACAAATTTCAGAACAGATGGCTGGTGAGTTTGGTGGAGTTCCAACAGCTATGCCTTCTGGACTAGAAGAGGCAATACTAAAAAATGTAGAAAAAGCCACCCAGGTCAAAAAGTCTTCTGGAATATTACCAACACAAGGATCAGAGATTCTAAAAAGATTTGGAACTCAAAGATTACCAAATGATCCAAGTTTTGGCCCATTCTCAGGAAAAACAGTAAGAGATACAGCCGAAGGAGGAAAATTAAAATACTGGAATTCTGCTTTTAGACCAGAAACAAAAGAAGATAAGCTCGCTTACTATATTGCAACAAGAGACTATCTAATAGACAAATTTAATGAATCACAAGGAATTCAAAAGGCTACAGCTCTAGAAGATACAACTAATGCTGTGTTATCTTCCAAACAATTAGGATTAGTTGGATTAAATCCGCTAGGATATACTGGATTATTGGGTCCAGAGACTTGGAATCTTGGAGTCGATCCGTCTGGCCAAGAAAGATCAATAGACGCTTCAATAGTACAAAGAGGACTACCAACAGAATTCCAAAACGTTATTGATTATCTTAGTGGACAAACAGCAGAAATAGTACAAGGAGCATCAAAGCTTCTTGGTATTACTCCTAAAGAATTAACTAAAAAACAAAGAGAAACATTAGGACAAGGAAATATTGAGGGTGCTTTACTAGAACAAATTTTTGGATCAGCAGATGCCACAATATTAGACGATGCATTAAGAACAAGACCAATTGACTTTCCAATGGGTATCGGACCTAAAGCAGCAAAAATATTTGGTATCGATCCTGATATTCCAACAGAAGTTAAAAGAACAATAGATAGTAATAGTAGAGGTAAAGCTGTTGAAGAATTTCAAAAATATTTTAGACAACAATACGGCATTCCTGATCCAGAAAAAGTAACAGCTTTTGCTGACGGCGGAGAAGTATATACTCCACAACAACTAGTCTCATTAGCCAAATACAGAACAGGACCATTTCCTGGTGGTGGAACTGATAGCGAATTTATAAATAGATATTTAGAAGATAATGATTCTTTCATGGAATATCTTAAAACTTTCCATGCTGATCCTCCAAAGGCGTATGATGCCACAAAGAATGCTGCAAAAGATTTATTGGAAATGTTTACTAGCCAAGAATCAATGAGTGGCTCAAAGCGTTCTGGTAAATTATATTCCACTGTTGCTGGTGGTAAATTAAAAACCATTTTAACTCAAATTAATAATCCTTTAAACTCTAATAAAGATATTTCTGATGCTATTGGTAAAAACTTTAATTTAAATGGCTCATTATTATCAACTAGTGAATCCCCGGATACAGCTAGTGTATTTCAGCCAGAAAATGGTTCTAGTGCAATGTTGAGTATCATTAGAAATAAAAATATTCCATCTATTGATGTTGATAAGGCAATATTTGATACCTCCACAGAAGAAGATATTATAAAAGCATTATCAAAATATATAGACCCTGTCTCTGGAAAAAGCGGAGCAGATTTTCTAAGCAGAAGTCGATCAGCAACACGAATAGAAAAAGAATTCATTCTCCCACAAACTTCAAAATTTAGAATAGATGATATTGATAGAATATTTAGTAAAGATCAAGAAGATAAATTATTAGGTGGAAATATTCGTCATATAGAAGGAATGAAAGTTCAGCAGTTTAAAGATGGAGGAATGGCATTTGGTAAAGAAAATGAATTTGAAAAAATAAGACAAAAAATATTAAATCAATATCCAGATATTAATTTTAGAATTTCCAGACGAAAGAATGGTTTTGGATACAATATATTAGGCGGACTAAAACAAGAAAGTAGTAACATTGGTAATTATGCAGAATTTAAGCAAGCTGGTAATCTTTCTAAAATACAAGAAGTTGCCGATAATATGGCATCCTCTCTGCTATATGAATATGGTCCAAATATAGATCCGTCTCTTCTAAAGAAGATGCAGAATAAAAGAAAATTTGCAAATGGTGGGTCTGCGCAGGATACTGTACCAGCATTATTAACTCCTGGTGAATTTGTTGTTAATAAAAAAGCAGCAGAAAAAATAGGATATGGCAAGTTAGAAAAATTAAATAAAGCAGATAAAATACAAGGATACAATAAAGGAGGAATTGTAGGAGGAGTACAAAGATTTGCTTTAGGTGGAGGTGTAGATGGCTTTCTTTCTGGATTACAAAGCATAGCAAGTAATTTAGGAAGAACACAAAATATTACTAATAATCGCCCAAATTCAATAGATACTAGTACAATAGCTGTAGACCCATCTATTCTGCAAGATACAAAAGCATTTGTGGACACTCTTTATGATGCCGGAGACGGCATGAAGTATTTAAATCGTTTATTAAATGAAAATAAACAATTATCTATACAAGCAGTATTAGAAGCTGGTAATAAAGATCTAGAAAGATTAAAAATTAGTGGAGCATCTATTGATAAAATTATAGAAGCTGAAAAGGCATTGTCTAATATTAGAAATAAAGGACTTATTGATGTTACTAATCGTCAATTTTTAGAGTCTGGATTTAAAGAAAGTTCAGTTGGTAAAAAATTAGGATCAGGAGCTACGCAACAAAAAATATTATCTTTAGCAGAAAAAGAAGAGCGACGATTAATAGATAAAAGAAAAAAGGCTATAGAAGCTGATATAGTATCATCATCCAAACAACCAATATCTCCATCAGACTTAGCTGATCAGGTCGCCCAAGCTATATCTTCTGAATTAAATGATATTAAAACGCAAGCATTTTCTAGAGCTACAGCAGCGGCTACAGGAACAAAAACTTCTACTGGCATAAAAGGGAATATAACAGAAAGTGAATTAAAAAATCTAAATATAACTGGAAATGATATTCAAAAATATATTTCTGATTCTATGAGAGATAGAAAAACTCTCAGACAAATGGATCAGCAGTTAATAGCTATGAGAATGGAAGAGTATAAGAATGCTGGAACTGTTAGAGGTATTAGCGTTGCTTCTGCAGAGGAAGCTAAAAAATTAGCACAGGAAGAAGTTAGCAAACGAAGAGAAGCTATAAATGATCTGGCAAAAATGAGAGGAGAACGAGGTGTTGGAGCTGCTGGATTAATGGATACTAGAAATAGTCCTATTAATCGAGCATTTAGAGAAAGATACTTTACTGGAGATCTAGGAAAAAGTATGCAGAGAGGATTGGGCGACATTGGATTAGCGGCAGGATTAGTTGCTGGACAAGGAGACAACATAGCATCAGCATTATTTGATACTAAAACCGATAAAGGCAAAATACAAGCGGCAGATACAGGCGCAAGAATCGATAAAGCAGCAACAACACTGTCTGTTGGTCTAACAACATCAGCACAATTAGCTGCTATAAATCCTATGTTAGGAGCTGCTGCTGCTATAGGCACAGCACTGTATGCTGGCGCTGATGCTGTATATGATTTCTCAGGCACTGCCAAAAAAGCAGCTCAAGAAATGGCAAGAGCTTTATTAAATGATAAATTATCTGCTGCTAGTGATAATCTATCAAATGCTTTGGAAAAATTAAGCAGAGATGCTAATAACGTTGAACTTAGAGCAAAAACAGCATCAACCATTAAAAGCTTAACAGATACTGCCCTGGAAAGCACAGCAGATACAGGAATAACAGGAAAGAATAAAGCAGAGACGGAGCGTAATTGGTCAGATTTTGGCAGAGGAATATTGTTGGCCATTGGAGAAATTGGAGTTGGTATGAATCCATTCTACCAAGACATGGACCCTGTAACGCTTGCAAAATCCAAACAAGGCTCTTATGGCATGGAAGAAGCAAGAGTTGATGCTCAAAAAGAAGCAGAAAATTTTCAAAAAATAGCTAATGCTGGATATACCGATCTAGAAAGGCTATATGCAAAAGGATTCACTAATGATCAAATTATGGATCCTACTAATGAAGCTGGAAATATAGTTAGAGAATCTATAAAAGGCATGATTCTAGCTGATTCTGAAAAACGAGCTTTATATATGGCTGCCGGACCACAAGGTAAAGAAGCTATTGCTGGTACAGCAGCGCAACAAGCATTTTTAGCTAATGATGAATTAGCAAAAGCTTCTCAAGAAGCTGCAAAATTAGCAAGAGCTATGGAAATTGCTGATAAAGCAGGACGAAGATTAGCAGCAAGTTTTGATAAAATAGCAGATATAGTAAATGAATCTGTTAATAGAATATCATTTGAGTCTGATGCTAGAGTAGAAGCGGCAAACCAATATGCATCATCATTACGTGGAGAGTCCAGAGGTTCTGGTCCAAAACTAAGAGAAAGAAATATTTTAGAAAATCCCAATGCATATTCTGAAGCAGAATTTACTGCAGCACTACAAAGTGCCACAGCAGGATTAAGTGACGGACTTAGAAAACAACTGATTGGCGGTGCTCAATTACAACAAAACATACCAAAAAATATAACAAAAAGCATAGCAACTGTTTTAGACAAGAGCGCCGGCTCAGGAGTAGATGAACTTAAAAAAGCAGCAGTTGATACTGCTAAAAATGAAATAGAAAATAATGCTAATTTATCTAGACAACAAAAAGATGAATTAAAACAAATAGCTACGGCCAGGATAGAAACTATAGCTAAAAAAGCTAAAGATAACAATGCCGATAATACTACGCAAGTATCAGAATTTAGAAAAGAACTAGAAGAAGGTACTAGTGTTTTAGGTGATTTTGGTAAAAAATTATTAGATTCTATAAAAGGTCTATCATCATTCAAAGAAGGAGCATTAGATAAATTTGCTAAGGGCTTGAATGAAGCTAGCAAAGCAGCTAAAGAATCTCAAAACTATTTTAGAAGATCAAGAGAAATCTCTAACGAAGGCAATATGAACCTAAGAGAAGTCTTGAGTGGATACGGTGAAACATATGATGAACAATTTAATAGAATTATGGGTGATGTTGGTGGTTTAGCAGGAGGTGAAACAACTGTTCAGGGAATTAAAAATAGACAAATAATGCTTGCTGAGCAAAGAGATACTCTACAGAATCAACAAAATACCCTTACAGATAAAGACGCTTTGCGTAACAATGTTGAACAGCTTAATAAATTAGATGATCAATTAAGAGATAATAGAGAAGCATTAGATATGCTTGCTAATAGTACAGAATTAGTAGATAAAGCTTTCAACAACTTGCAAAATACTGCAGAATTACAGAATAATCGACAAAATTTTGTTAATCAATTATTAACTAATACGCCAGAAGAAGCAGATAAACTTAATCAAAGTTTTATTAGATTACAACGAAATCTTTCTGGAGGACTCAATAGTGCATATAATCAAAGAGACGCTAGAAAAGCATTTAATGAAACATTATTTAAGACCGGAAATGTAAGAGAAGCAACTCGCGCCGGAAATACTGTTCTTGCTAATCAAAGAAAAGAAACACTATCATTGATGCAGGATCCCGGATTCAGAGCTGCTCAAGAATTACAGATAAGAAATCAATATGCTCAGAACCGAGGAAGACCAGGAGTAGATGCTGATCAAGCAGTAGCAGAATATTTTCAAAAACAGCAATTACAAGTAACCAAACAAATGGCGATAGAAAGTGGAATGATAAATAATCCACTTGTTCAACAGTCATTGGCTGTCCTAGAGGATCGCAAAGCAGATCCTGCTATGCAACAGGCTGCTGAAAGATATTTAGAAGCTGTTGGATTAAGAGCCGATGCTACAAAAGCACAAGGAGAACTGGCTTTATTAGAATCACAATCCATACTAAAAAATTCTAATGATAATTTACGTATTAGTATTGATGATTTAAGAGCAAGCATCGAAGGAAATCTGAATAATGCTAATATAGGTATGGACGCTGCTGGTAACAGAATAGTTAATCCTGGGGTGGCTGTTCCTGCTCCTGCTGCGGCCAGATCATCTGGAGGATTAATATATGCTAGTAGTGGAAAGCTTATTGATTTTAAGCCTAAAGGTACCGACACTGTTCCTGCCATGTTAAGTCCTGGCGAATTTGTTATCAATTCTAAGTCTACACAAAAACATTTACCATTATTGAAAGCTATTAATAGTGGAAATTATAGTAAGGGTGGAGTGGTTTATTTACAAAAGGGTGGTAAAGCAGGAACTAATATTGACGAAGATATAGATCTAAATAAAGATGGAACAATTACAGATGAAGAACGACAGATTTATCAACGTCGAAAAGAATTATATCTAACAAGATCATTTGGACAAATGGATTATAGACAAGCATATTTTACTAGACCATTCGGATATAGTAAAGGAGGGCCAGTAAATTATTTAGCCAATGGTGGCGAAGTACAAAAAAGAAAAGAAGAAAGAATAGATGCTCAAAAAGAATCATGGATGATGTCAGAAGCAGCCGGAAGAAGACCTGATGAGGTAGTTTCTAGAACATCATCTAGTTGGGCAGAATCTCAGGTAGGTAGTAATAAATGGCAAAGTATGACAGAAGAACAAAGACAATCAGAAACTAAAAAATATGAACCAGAATTTCAAAACAGATGGGATAATTATAATAATAGACAGAATGACGCACAACTCAGAAGTGCTAACGATGCAGGATATGGCAGTATAAAGGAGGATCCTAACTCTGGTATTGTTGGGGTTAATTTTTATAATGAAGAAAAGAAAAGAGCTAAAGAAAGATTTGAAAAAGCTAGTGCGGCTGAAGCTGAAACGGAAGCATCAAATAATCAAATGACTCAAAGCTCTATGGAGCAACCAGCTCCAGTAGCAGTTCCTCTACCCGATATGACAAAAATACCTTGGGGCAGAGGAGCGGCAATAAAGATTGGACCAACACAAGAAACTATCAATGAGAGAAAAAAAATTAAATCTGAAGAGTCACGAAGACGATCATTATGGCTTAAAGGAAGCAAAGGAATAAGCTCAGAAGAAGAAACAGAATATGCAACTTTAAAATCTAATCAAATAAAAAGAGAGGTAGGCCCGTATACTGTAGAAAAAGATCGTAATATTTCTTCTTTAGTAAATAGTGCCTATCGTAAAGGTGCTCAGTCTAATGAGATAACATCAGAAGAAAGATCAGCCCTAAAAGAGTTAGGCTCTGATCCTAGAAATAGAGGAAGTTTACGAGCCCTATCATTTAGTGCTGCGTTGCCTCCAATAACTAGTAACGGAGGAAAACCCGACCCTATTGATCCAGCAACTGTCGCTAGAATAAATCAGAGTGCAAGACCTGACATAGCCGATCCTGCAGTCTCTTCAGGTGTTCAAACAGGAAATCCTTCAGAAGGAATGGTTAATCGTACAGCTAATAATAGAGCTTATGAGGCTAATCAGGCTAAAAAGAGAAAAATGGCTGGATTAGCATTAGGATTGTCAACAGAGGCTGATCAAGAAACAGCAGACCTTTTGGAACAAATACTTTTTGGTGGACCTATAGAGAGACCTATAGAGAATAATCCAGCAAGAGAAAAAAGACAAGCAGCTTTAACTACAAATATTATAAACCAAGCCTTAAATAAAAAAACACCAGATTATTCCATAGCCACCCCAACATCTGGTGATCAAACCACTAAAACTGAACGACTAACCAAAGAATTTATTGGATCTTCAGCAAGCAGACGAGCATTTAATGCAGTTGCTAATAATGGCGGAACATTAGCAGAAGCCAATGCAGCAGCTAAAAATGCCATACAATCACAGGCTGAAAGATCAAAAAGCATAGTGGAAAAAAGAAAAGACGAAGGTAAAAAAGTAATAGACTATTATGAACAAAGACTAAATGAAGCCAGAGCAGACAACGACGGAGATGGACGACCAGACTTTTCAAACGAAGAAATAGACAAGAGAAAAAGAGAAAGAGATAGCGCAAGAGTTAATTTTTCTGGTAACATGAATCCTATTGGTCGTCAGCCAGAATCATATTACTCATCTAGAAAAAATGCTGAAAGATGGGGAGCTAAACAATATACTAGTGCTGAGGACTACTTTGCTGCTCAAGGAGCAAGACAAGATTATCTTGACAGACAAGCAAGAATAAGAAAAGAAAATGAGGCATCTGCTGAAGGATTTAAGGCAGGGGTTTCCCATGTTGTTAATATGACGGAACCACAATATGCTGCGGCATTTAGATCCACATATGGAGATACAGCAGCCGATGCTCTTGGTAGAGCTACTAGAATGGATCCATCAGTAGGGCGTAATAATGAAAATACAAGAATAAAAGACGAAGAGAAAAAAACACGAGAAACATTCGATAGGGCTAAAAATTATGAGGGGCCACTAGGAAATGCTGCTTATGTTGGAGATACTTTAACACAAGCTATTGTTGGAGCATTACCACAAGATCGTGCTCGTAATGATAGTCAAGACATGAAAGACATTAATGCTCGTCGTGATGCTTATAGAGAAAGAGAAAAACTAGCTGGAAATAAAGATTTTAGTTTTGAAAATAGTAGTAATTCTTTTTATAGAGGTCTTGGAACTACAGGCAGATACATTGGAGATCTTACTGCAGTAGCTACTAGTCCCTTTAGAATTATTGGCGGAGGTGGGGGAGCATTGTTGGGTGGGGCATCATTAGGCATTGCAGAAACTCAAAAGGTGCTTGGTTATGACGATACTATGGCTAGAGCTTTTGGCGATAAGGCATTAAGTCAAGCGTCTGATTCTGTTGGTGCTGGTATTTCAGATATTAATAGACTAGCTGAACAAACAGGCAGATTAGCCACCTATGCCGGTATTCCTTTTGGATTAGAAGCAGATCCTTTACTTAAAAATAATTCAGCAGGAATGATATTCGACGAAAGAAATGTTTCTGAAGCTGGACCTTTAGGGCCCGTAGTTAGGGCCGCTAATGTGATTAGAGATGTTACTGCTGATTCGGTTATGCCATTACCAATTCCTGGAGCTGGTAAAGTTAGAAGCGTTGCTGGCAGATTGGATGATATGGACAAAGCTGCAGAAAAAGCCTATAAAGTTTCGCAAAGAGCCTACGAAGCAGCACAAAGATCATCCATAGCCAGTGCCACAGAATCTACTATTCCTAAAATGATCCAAAATTATGTAGAAAAATTGCCAATACCTTCAGAGGCTACAGGTTCTATAGGGTCCATGGGACGGTTAAGCAGAGGGGAAGCTTTATCTAGATCATTAAAAGATTTGAGAGAAGTAAAAGTGCCGTCATTACGCAGTGACCCTATGGATATGTCTAAACTTGGTAAATCAGCAAAACAATCACAACCAATATTAGATCCTTTACAAGAAGCTGCCAAATCAGCTGCTAAGCCCAGAATTACGGCAGCAGAATATACAAAACGTGCAGAAGAAGCAAGATCTGCTGCCAGAGCCAGCAAGCCAAGAGTTACTGCTGAAGAATTTATGGCCAGAACAAAACCAGATGCAACAACATTACCAATCAAACGACCACTTCCAGAAGTTATAGATGTTACTGATACCAAAACACTAAGACAAGTTCAAGAGAATTTAGCTAGTGATTTGGCTGATTATGCTACTCCAGCAAAAAGAGATCAGTTCTTGTCAGAATTTGTTGAAAAGTCTACACCGCAATCGGTATCTGTTGATCCTAAAGCACTAGCTGAGGCCAAAAAGAAAGTTGCTAAGACCATAGGTCCGGTAAAAGCCCCAGACGGCATGGTTACTTCAGGTAACAAAATGATATTTAAGGACGCTAAGACAAAAACATCAGTAGTACAGCATGAATTAGCCCACTCTTTTCAAACTAAAACTGCTGGAATGAAGGGTGATCCTTTTGGAGGTAAAAAAATACAGCTATCAGGACTAATGAAGGAAATCGAGTCATTTGTTGATGATCCGAAGGGATTAGTTGCTATAACAGGAGGCAAAGGATATTCTGCAAGTCAAATCAAAAAAGCCCCATATGAACTACTAAGCACCTTGATGCAACATATGGAAAAGGTAAAGGGTAATAAAAGAGCAGAAAATATTTTAAAAAAATTAATGAAATTCCATGGATATAGTAAGGGAGGATTAGTATATGCTAATAATGGAGCTTTTATTAATGCTAACAATGGAACTACAGATGATACTCCTGCAATGTTAACTAAAGGAGAATTTGTAATAAATAGACAAGCTACTAAAAAACATATGCCACTTCTCAATGCTATTAATAGTGGTCATTTAAATAGAGGCGGAATTGTTAATTATTTGGCCAATGGAGGTATAGTCGGTCCACAATATCTTGCTGCTGGTGGTCGATCAATGGCTAGTATATCAAATTCTAATATATTACCAGAACTATTAAATAAATTATCAAATACTGGCATGAATTCTTCTGGTGGAGCCTCACAACTAGCACCTCTTTCTAATGTTGTACAGACACTTAAACAAACCGCATCCTCTGCCGGTGGTGTATCTAATAATGTTAGTATAGATACGGCTAATATATCATCATCCATACAGGATGCTGTTACAAATGCTATTGGTCAATTTAATGAATATACAGAGCAAATTGGGGCTAATTTTACTGAACAGTTTGGTGCTGCACAAAAAAGTTTGTCATCATCTATCAACACATTCCAAACAGCCACCGCTCAATTTGGAGAACATGCAAATGCTATACCAACGTCATTATCTGCTAATGTTACGCAAACAACATCACTTCACCATATTGGTTTAGAATCTATAAAAGGTAATATGGAAAAAAATATATACGACAATACTTCTGTTAGTTCAAAAAATATTGCCCAAGACACCGTCATGCAATATGATAAAACTGTTTTTGAAGGAGGCATGAATAGTGCCGCTAAACCAAGTATTATGGGACGACCATCATAAAAATATTTTGTATATTTCATAAGGTATAAATTAAATGATAAATAATAAACTAATAAAAGTATTTGATAATGTTGGATTTTCATTTACGATAGAAAATGATCATTTTAAAATTTTATCAAAACTTAAAAATTATAATTCATTAAATTCTACTCATGTTGGTTTTTATATACCTTATATAGCAAGAAATATATCTTATCAATATTTTGAAACTGGTGTTGGAGAAATAGTATTTGATGGCGCTGGTAATATCTCCGTTAAAAGAAACTCTATTTCATCATCTTCTAATGAAAATAAATCAGTTTTCTTTCCAGATTCTGGTAATGAATTTTATGTTTTTGCTAATCAAAGTTATTTTGATACACTATTAAATAATGTTATTATATTAGATCGTAGCTCAATATTAGATAATATAAGTGCTATATATTTAGTAGATACTTCTAATGGAGACATATCTCTAACATTACCAAGTCCATCTAAAAAAGATATTTTTCTAGAATTTAAAGTAATACAATCATCTAATGCTTTAACTATTAGAGATTATAACGATAGAGTATTAACTGTTCTTGTGGGTAGCAATAATTATATCAGACTGGTTTCTACTGGCGAGGATTGGGTAGTACTAAACAAAATATCAGAGTCTGCTAATATACAGTCATTATCTGAAAATGATTCAGTATCAATGTTATCTAATCCTGTAGGCTCTAACTATTCTTTACAATATAAATATGATGATACAACTTTTGGATCCTCACAAGCGTACTGGTATTCTACTGCTAGTGGACAAGCTCTATTATTGGGTGCTGATAACCTCAATGATGCGAACTCGGTTCTTGCGACATCAGGAACAAATAATTTTCTATTTAATAAAAACAATGCAGCTAATGATTTTATAGTTTATGGTAGTGGTACAGATAATAGAAATTTATTTTTCTCGTATGATGGTAAATTAGGTATTAATATGCCATCAGGAGTAAAGCCATCAACATTATTACACATAGTTAATAATCTATGTCAAAATTGTCAAGAAGGTATTAGATTAGAAAATAGGGCCTCGACTTATCCTACAAATATTACTTTATATTATAAACCATCAACTAATATTCCAGCTAATACTATAGTCTCAAGACTACAATTATCAGCATCTAATTCTTCTGGCATCCAAACAAACTATGGAAAAATAGAAGCTAGAGCAGTAAGTTCATCTCATGGATCCGAAAGAGGCGCGATTGATTTGATAGTTGTATCAGGAAGTACAGGGGTAAAAACACTCAATACTAGTGTTGAAAATACTATTTTAGGATATCCAAACACTAAAATTACTATTAATAATAATGGAAATATGATACTGTCTAATGGGTCAAACCAGATAGAGGTCGGATCCTCATCAACCACAGTATCATCTGAAACAGTAACAATAACTGGTATTTCATATTTAAATACAATTAATTCTCAAAATATAACTTCTCCAAATATTTATGTTAGCAGTTTATCTCAAAGTGGATTGTTAACAATGTCTAATGGTAAAATTGCTAATAGTCAGATAACAATTAATAGCAATGGGTCTTTAAATTTACCTATTCCCTCAAACAGAATACTCAGTACAACATCCAATGGCTTGGTAACTGGTATTTATAATACAGATGATTATTTCTTAACGCAAAAAGATATAACATGGAATAAATATTCTCCAAAATCAGCTACAGTATGTTTAAGACAAGTTATATTAGTAAATCCAATTAGTTCAAATGAGTTTTCTGTTGATGATCAAATACTAATTAGTTTATCGGGCACTAATTATTATAGAAATATAGATACAATAACACTAAATGGTGGTAATCAAATTACAGAAATGTTATTAGATACAGCCGTTCCTTTTGGTGATACTAACGATATTACTATACAGTCTATTACCAAGGGTGGATATTTAAGTCTTTTTAGATACGCAGACAATGAAACTTCCGACTCAACATCTCATATTTTGAGCATTAGACCCAATTTCAGTACAGTATTTAATACATCCAAAAAAGATACAAATTTTGAAATCTATGGATTGAATAATAGTCCAGCTTTATTTGTACAAGCTAGTGGTTCAAGTGTAGGAATCAATACATCAAACTTATTCACTATACCATCTGGGCAAAATGTAATTTTTCAACAACCCAGTAACATTCCAGCAAGTTTAACAGTTAGTGGCTGGCTGTATTCAGATAATATTATGGTTGGATCAGCAAGCTCTGATGTTCCCGCGCTAGTCAGTCCAGGCATAATAGAATCAAGTGGAATAAGAGCCAAAAAAGTACAGTACATAAGTCTTGAACAAATAGATATTTCGGGAAATGTAATATCATCATCAACTTCTTCAATAATAAACAATAAAGTTGTAACTACTTTTGATCAGGGTATCAGAGCCTATGCTAATACTGGTGACCCAGGTTTATATTTGTATCCCAAAATTAATAATGCATTGAGTGGAAATGCTTATGGTGGAGTTTCTTTTACTACATTTTTAGACAGAGCCAAGTCAACTGCATCAGGATGGTCTTATGATAGAAAATCTAAAACCACTATTAATACTGATACTCCATATATTTTAGGTTCATTAGCAACTGGAACATACGAAGCTAATGGTATAACAGTAACAGGATATGGTTATTTATATTCAGATTTAACCGTAAATGGTATTGCTTACGCATCCGAAATAGTATCTGAAGATATATATTTAAGACCAGCTCCAAGTACAAATAATACTGGTAAATATATAGCAAATGCATTTTTAACTTTAGATCGTAATGGCAAAATAGTTTCACAAATTCCAACAGCCAATTACACAACTCCAACTGCTCCTCAAAATCTATCAGCAACACAAGGCAACGGTATTGGTAATGGTGAGGTTTCTTTATCTTGGACAGCTCCTCAAAGTAATGGCGGCACTTCAATACTAGCTTATATACTAGAATTTTCTTTGGATTCTGGTTCAACATGGACAAGATTGCCTGTGGGTAATTATACTTTAAACAGGGCACTAAGTAATTCTACTCATTGTTCAATTTTAGGATTATCTTCTTTAAACACTTATCGTTTTAGGGTCGCTGCTCAAAATAATGTTGGAATTGGATCTTTTTCACAGAATTCTTCAGCAATAACCCCAGCGTCCTCTGCTCCAAAGGCCGTAAATAACATAACGTATACTAGAACCTTTAATGATAATAATACATCAAGCATTGCATTAAGTTGGTCTGCAAGCGATGCTGGAGGATCTGCAATTATAGGTTATACTATTCAAGAGTCAACAGATAAGGGGTTAACATGGCAGGATTACAATAATACATCTAATTTAATAGATGATACCTCAGAAACCATATATGGAACAAGTTCTAGTTTAGATTATTATTATAGAGTTTCTGCTTGGAATAATTATAATAGTTTAAATAATCAAAGTGCATTTGCTTACTCCTATGTTTCTGGAACAAATCCTGGAGCGCCATTTGACACAATAGATAGTAGTTTTTCTAATTGGGACTTTGGTATGGTATTATTTACAGGAGTGTGTTAATGAAAATTTTATTAAAAAGAGATGAAACAAGCCTAGGGTTCCCTGGCCCAGATCAGGTGAGCATTGGTGAATTAGTCATGAATAGTAAAACTGGTAAATTATATTCCAAACTTACTGACGGATCAATAATAGAATGGTCTGGTAAAATTGTTTGTCCTAGTAACACTCTATCAACAGATGCTAGATTATATTATAAATCTTCGCTAGTAAGTACAAATTTAATTAGTAACTTTTGCAGCACTGGTGATGCTCTGGAATTTGAAGTTCTACCCATAATAAACGATTTTACTGATTACTCTTTTGAATTTGTAGAACTAACGAATAATTCTTCTGTTGGTAATATAGCTATATCTGAACCTGTTTATAGTACATATACAGATAATGGAATAACTCAATCAAAGGTTTCTGTTCGTGTTACTTTATCTATACCGAATCCACAACAATCAACTAGTATTTTCAAGTTTTCAGTATCAAGAACAGATATTAGTCAAAAAATTATTGAAAAACTAATAACAATACAGTGCGTGTAATACTATGATTAACGAATTCAATACTAATATAAATAATTTAGAAAATGGTATTATATTAACTTTTCCGTCTCCAAGCTCTTTGAGTTTACATCAAGAATATATTTGCTATTTTAGCACTACTAATATTATACCAGATAATGTTTTAACAGATATTACTTTTGCTCCTTCTTCTTACGCAATAAGCGGGTCAAATAATAGTCCCATTACAGCAATAGCAAAAGGAAAATTGTCTCATAAGATATATACAAAAATTTTAATTAGATTACAAATAAAAGATATCTCTAATGTTATTGTTCATATAGACTATATCTTGGTTAATTGTTCTCCTGTCAATACATCTTTCTCTATTAATGGAAAGATTTTAGCTGAAACTCCTGCTAATTATGGTCCTAATGGCGGCAGATTATTCGTCATGTCAGAAGCTAATCAATTAGCTCCATCATTAGTAACAGAGGGTGATGTTTTAACTAATCCATTAATACCAGAAACTCTTAGAGTAAAAATAGGAAAAAATATAGATCCTTTTACGTTTGAGCTGAATGCAGCTCCTATAGCAGGACTAATTGAATCTTCTATTAATAATCCTAAATTAAATAAAAGTGAATATTCTGGAAGTTTTACAATAACAAAGTCAGAGTGTGTAGGAATTAATTTACATGAATATCCTAAATATACTATTTTAGACCAATCTAATAATTGGACATATTCAATAAATAATAAAATATTAGCCCAATTTATTCCAGACGATGCAGAAGAAAGTTATGACTCTGTGATCATGCTACCATTAAAAGATTTTTCTCTTTTGGATGATACTCAGCCACAGAGTATACCGTTTATTTCGTCGGTCATTATTGGAGGAACAGTTGGCCACACGTTTACTCCTGTCACAAATATATAAGGGTGTATATCTCATTACAGCCATATAAACTTCATTATTAAAAGAGTCTATTATGATAATAAATAGTCCATTATGTATAACACACTATGCTGGACAAACTCCATTAAATTTAACCGGTCAATCAGCAAATTTGACGCCGGATCAATTAATAGATTTTAACAAATTATTACAATCTGTTAGTACTATATATGCAAGTCAAAATCCTCCCAACGGAGCAGTTCCAACTTTCTGGACAAAACCTTTGGCAGTTGAGAATGGAGTAAAAATATATCAACCAGACTCGAATTCTACGCTAGTGTCATTACAGCCTAGACAGTCTTACTATTTTATAATGAGAGAATCTGCACAATTACCAATAAATATCCCAGCAGCCGGAGGTCCATTAGAAGGATTTATAGATGATATACAGAATTTACCATCTATTAAAATAATAACTTCAACAGTGCCTGTTTCTAATTTAACAGCAATGTCCTATCCGTCTGCTTCTATAACATCTCCAGAAAATAATCCAGTTGTTGTTCCTCCTGTTGTTGAAGGATCCGAAGGAAACACCAATAATGAGACAATGGGCACCCAAGCCATTATACCTAATTCATTTAATGCGACTAATAATACTTATAGTTTTAATATAGCCGTTACTGGATTACAATCTTATAAAAACTACACCTATAGTGTTGATGTTATTGATGCTGAATGGCCAACCTATTTTGTTGGAAAACCTTCTGGCACATTAACTACTGGTAAAAATACATTAGACACAATAGAAGATATATCATCTGTAACTAACCGATTAGTATTTTGTGCATCTGGCGCCTGTGATTCTTATCCAGAAATATTGAATCCATATACAACACCTGATTATCCTATTCTTTGGCGATCCAGTATCGACTATAGAGTAATTATTAGAGCATCACTTAAATGTGATGATTGCCTAAATGATAATACTGTATATAGCGATTATATAATATTAAAATACGCCACCTCTAACCTTAACACGACACCATCTTTGCCTAATATTAGTTTCAAAATAACAGAATAATTGATCAAATTTAACAATCTAATATGGTGTATTAACCATTGATTACCATATGTTTTGAGGTATTATAATGCCAAATCCAAAAGACGTTACTGTAACATTGACCAATTTAACTCCAAATGAAAAGTATAACTATACTTTCAAAAGCATAAGTTCTAATTGGCCCATAACTATAACTCCTATTAGTGGAATATTTTCTTCAACTAGTACTAGTGGGACCATATCTGCTTCCGCTTATTTTTGTCCAACTAAAACCAGTTGTGATGAAAATTATGAGGGATATCTTCCATGCACAGAACATTTTTGTACAGTAGGGGACGATTATTTTAGTAATATAGCTATTGATTTTAATCTAGTAAGAGATCCAACGAAAATTTATCAAAGTTCTGCATTTAAATTAAGCTCCAATTATAGTCTACCAAAAGCCGAGATAACAGCCTCCCAAACATTATTGACTACGAACGATGAAACAAATTTGAGTATTAAATTTATTAATCTTACTCCACAAAAAACTTATCAATATTCTATATATTCTTTAGATGCTAATTGGCCATTCGTTGTTTCTTCACCAACAGGATATTTTCATTCTGGTAGCGGTGGAACTCCAGCAAATCCAGTAGTATTAAATATAGATGCTGGATTCTGCCAGAATTCAGGAGTTTGTTATAATGGTAGATATGGAGTTTTAAATTATTCAATTAATAATCATCCAAAATTGCATTGGTATAATCCTGAAGTTACTATTAGATTATCGTATTCCGATACAGAGTATTCCGATATTGTACATGACAGTAATATAGCTAAATTTTATTGTTCTGATTGCATAGCAATTCAAGAGAGTCAAGCAACTAAAAGTGTAAATATATCACTCAGCACACCATCAAATTGTACTTAATAAAAATAAAGAGGAAATAATGTCAACTATCCAAGCAATAAATGTTAAAGTAAGTGGATTTGATCCTGCTACAAAATATAATTTTATTTTTAAGAATAATGGTGGAAACTGGCCTGTAAGAATATCTCCATTGTCTGGTGTGTTTTTCCCCGACAGTGTTAAATCATATGTTTATTTTTGTTCGAATTCTGGAGAATGTCCAGAATCTGACCCTAATGTATTTTATAATGTTCCAGAAAATAGTCTTACCGCACCTGGTTTAGATCTAGATAATAAAAGTTTATATACTATTTTAGATTTAGAAATTAGAGATAATGATTCTGATGAACTTCTATATACTCATCCGTGCATAGTGCAGTGTGATCAATGTATTCCATCATCATTATCTTTATCTTTTAATAATGGAGATGGCGACCTATCATTAACAAGCACTGATGGAAATTCAAAAACATTTAATGTTAAATGTGAAGGTTTAATACCAAATCAAGAATATACTTATGTTTTGAATGGAGGAGGAGGTAATTGGCCTTTAAAAGTAACGCCCAGATCAGGAATCATTACCACCTCATCTTCTGATTTTACCGTTAATGGACTACTATCTTTTTGTCCATCAACAGGAGCTTGTCCAAGCACAGATCCGTCTATAATTAATTATCAGAATATACAAAATAGAAGATTTACTGAAGATCCTTATTCTATTATAGATGTATCGTTAACTCCAAATGATAGTACATTTCAAAATAAAGTTGCAGGATCATTCTCTGCAACCTGTGTAGATTGTATACCAGCTATACAGATACTATCTCCCAACTTTGTTAATATAGGAAGTAATCATAGTAATAATGAGTTTGAAGTAACAATCAATAATCTTGTTATTGGCGAACAGTATAATTATTCATTTGCTGGGCTTGATGGCAACTGGCCATTAATACTATCTCCCCAATCTGGTAGCATAATTGCTACTTCAGACTCTATGAGATTACCGGTCGTTGCAACCTTTTGTACTGCTACAGGATTATGTCCAAGTGGCAGTGCTGGAATTATGCCATATACAAATCTAAGATCATCAAGTGTTGCTTTAAATTCTATAAAAAAACAATCCAGGTTCAAAATGTCTTTGAACCAAAATGCCTATGCTACTCCTGTTGCTTATAGTAATGATATTGTTGCGGTATGTAACGATTGTCTTCCATTACTAAGAGCCAGACTACCATTGAATACTACATTATCATTTGGAGATGGAAACTATACAGATTTTAATCTTGAAATAGATAATATGGTTCCTGGAATCGAGTATCAATATGTATTTAAAAATATTGATAGTAATTGGCCAGCAATTATCAATCCATTAAGCGGAAGTATCATAAGAAACAATGTTGGCAGCACAACTTATACTGTCCCAGTTTCTGTTACGCTATGTCAATCCACAGGACTTTGTCCAAATGGCTGCGCTAATGTTCTAACGTATACAGCAGCCCCAAACTGCAACAATAAAATCGCAAGATTCAAAGCAGAAGTTACTCCTATTGGATACGATATTCCGTCAGTAAATAGTAATGCTTATATTGTTACTTGTGATAATTGTATTCCTCAGCCATCTGCTACTATACCAAATGTGATCGTGGGAGATGATAATGAGAGCTCATTTAATGTTGTTATTAATAATCTTTCACCCACTTCAGAATATAGATATAAATTTATAAGTTTAGACTCTAATTGGCCCGTTAGCATTAATCCTATAAGTGGAGTAATTACTTCAGTTAGCGATCACACACTATCTGTCTCAACTTCATTTTGCCAAACCACAGGAGTTTGCCCCAACGGATCTCCAAATATACTACCATATATGGCAGGATCTAATAAACAATTTAATTTTGGATCTTTAAATAAATTTGCAAAAATTAGACTAGAAATAGATCCAGTATTGCCATTAAATAATGATTTAGCAACAATATATAGCAATGAGGCTATGATAAAATGCAGTGGCTGCATTCCTGCTCCAGTTATTGAAGTTCCAAAAGATGTTACAGTAGGGTCCAGCAATACTGCTACCATAAATATGGTTGGAACTGATTTATCGCCAAATACATCATATAAATATAAAGTATTATCTATTGATAGTAATTGGCCTACTGTTATTAATCCAATGAGTGGTACTATAGTAAATAGTGCAACATGTGATATTGCTTTGTCAATAGCCTTTTGTGCATCAACAGGGATTTGTCCAAATGGTAATAAAAATATTCTACCATATAACGCAGTAACATCATATAATCAATTTACTTTAGGTTCATTACAGAAGTCTAGTAAATTCCAGGTTGAATTTGATCCTATTGATGATGATTTGCCAACAGTGTATAGTAACGAATCGTTAATTAGATGTTCTGGTTGTATACCTGATCCAGAGGTGGTGCTACCAGATACTATAGTTCTTAGCGATATAAATCCCAAAAGATTTCCTATATCTGGCGTTAATTTATTGGAGGGAGTAGAGTATAAATATAGATTTATTGGCCTAGATAGCAATTGGCCAACGATATTGAATCCAATGAGTGGTAATATTATCAGTAGCACAAGCTTTGATATACCTGTAGAGGTTTCTTTTTGTGCAGGAACCGGCGTTTGCCAAACTGGATCAAAGAATGTTTTAAATTATACACTAGCAAATGATAGTCAATATAGACTTGCGTCGTTATCCAAAGTTACCAAAGTAAAATTAGAATTAGTTCCAAATTTACCAGGACTACAAACGGTATATAGTAATGAAACAACAATCATATGCTCTGGTTGCGTAAATCCTTTATCTGCTGAGTTCAAAACATCGGTCATTAATAATCCTTCGAAAGCTAATCCAAATAATAATATTAAATTAAATTTAAATGGTTTGGTCCCAGGAGTTGAATATTCTTATGTTCTAGAGTCTGTTAAGAATAACTGGCCTATGATAGTTAATCCGATTAGTGGAACATTAGTATCACCTAATACCTCTGGTGAAGCTACTATATATTATGATATATGCTATTCTACAGGACTATGTCCTAGTGATAGTTTATATGTATTGCCATATACATATACCTCTGATAGTGAAAATCGTAAACAATTTAATGTTAGAGCTAAGGTAAAGGCACTAAATACTAATTTACCAGAAGCAGAAGCCTTTAGTAATGTATTTTCTATAAAGTGTGATAGTACAGATTGTTTGCCAAAAGTAACTATATCAGGAATCCCTGCAACTGGAGGAATTAGTTTCCGCGATTCTTACAGGATTACTCCAGTTATCAAAAATCTACTACCAGATATTGTTTATTCATATAAATACAAATCTTTGGACGGAAATTGGCCAGCTATAGTATATCCTATCAGTGGAATTATTAGAAATGCTAGTGGGTATGAAATACCTACATCTATTCAATTCTGTAAATCGACAGGATTGTGTCCTAATAATGTTAATAGTAGCGTTCTCTCTTATGACTTAGACTCTGTGTGTCAAACCACAAATAGTGAGCTAGCATTTACTAAATTTGTGAATTTTATTCTTGAGGTTGAGCCACTAGCAGCTCCTGGATTGTCAAAAGTATCTAGTAATACTTCATTATTAACTATGACTAATAATATAGGTGGATTAGAAATTACTTATAATCCTCCTTTGACTAGCGATGGAGGCACTGTCATTGGAAGTAATGATGGAATTACTCTAAATAGTGTTTCAAAGGGAGCTTTCTCTTTAAGAACAAGAACTTCTGGATTAGTAGTTGGAGAAAAATATGAATATACTGTTAATTATTTAGATAGTAATTGGCCAGTAGTTGTAACTCCACAAAGCGGATCATTTATTGCAACACAAGACAATAAAATAATATATACGGATATTGGATTTTGTTTTCCTAGTGGCGAATGCGCTATGAATACTAAAGATGCTATACTCAAGTATAGAACAAATAGTTTATACAATAAGAATCGAACAGAGTTCGTTACACTAAATATTAGTGTACAACAATCTGGATGTTCACAGTCTATAGCCTATGGTAAAGACTATAAGATAGAGTGTAATGATTGCGTAGCCAACAACCCTGTTTCTGTAGCAATATCTGGTGGTCCACTATTAAATCTAGGATCGTGCTGCTCTGGAACCAGATTAATGCTTGTTAATATTAGAGAAGCTTCTTCTAGTGATAGATATAAATATGAATTTTCATCATTAACAAATAACGTCACGTTTAATCAACCATCTAGCGGCTATATGACATTCACCAAAAATGGCTCAGGAGTTGTTATGGGCATTGCTAATATGTCTTTGGATAATTATGATGAGGGTGTTGTTAGATTTAGATTATTTAATGAAAATAATGGAATAGAAGCTAATGATTATCTTGGTCTAAAGTGCGGACCAAATGAATGTGCAACATAATATAAAAGGGATTACATGGCTATTATTTCAGGATTCAATACTGCAAATTACAATAAATGTGTATCATGGAATGATTTTACTGGCAACGTTAGTGCAGTTGGTCAAAATGGAAACCCAAGTTTTTGGGGAACTTATGATCAAGGAGGCAATGTTCTAGAATGGACTGAAGAACAAACGTATTTAGGTGGAAATAATGAATACGTTTTTAGTAGAGTAGCATATGGTGGATCTTGGGCAACCAATTTTTCTGGAATTAGTAGCGACAATTATGGTCAATATACTAGACCAGGATTAAATGATCCTTTTTTATATAATAGTTTAAATGCTACTAATGAAAATGGGTTTAGAGTATTTTCATATACTAATCCATTAAATTTATCAAATTTTGTTACAGTTTCTGGTCAGAATAATCAGTCTCAGAATGTTCCAAAGGGTAATATTTATGGCGTGGATAAAGATAATAACATATGGAGATTGCAACCAGATTCTCAGCAAATTGTAAAAATTATGAGCACAGGGCTTTCGCTTCCAACAGGTAGCAATGCCATCGCCTATAATAATCAAACAAATCATTTAATATTTATGTATTATGGTACTGGAACATTGCCATTTGGAATTCCAGGAAATAATGGATCCGGACTTTACTCTGTAAAAATAAATTATGATAGCAATAATACTCCATCACTAACTAATATTAGTGGTATTTCTGACTGGAATAATGCTATCACTAAACCAATATACAATGCATCATATTGGAATAATGCGAGCGGGTCAGGTGGTTATTGGTTTATGTCTGAGTCTACAGGCGTTCTAAGTAAAATATCTTTTACCTCAGTATCCAATAATGGACTTGCAGTTAGTGGTAATAGTTTTGCTTCCTTTACATTATCTACGATCCCTATTCTGCCCAATCTTTATGACAACCAATTTGGAGATATCTCCATTTCTGGCAGCCTAACAAAAGGACATCTCTATGCAACAACTAAGTTTGGATATTTATATTGTTTTGATTTGACTCCAACCATGTCAGGACAAAATCCAGTATATATTACAGGAGCTAAGATTACTGGTGATGCTGCTGGCAGAACACTACAAACGACCTTTGATCATAATAATAGTATACTTTATGCTCATAGTTATGATAGTCAAACTTGGTACAGTATTAATACAGAATTTAATTCTAATTTTGGTCAAACAACTCTTATAAAAGACATATATAATAATAACGTACTTTTACCACAACTTACTGATATGTGTGGTGGAACAAGTTATGCTATTGGCTCTGTGGCTACTGGATATAGGGCTGCGTCTTATCAGATTACAAATCAAGATTATGTAAACTTTTTGAATACAGTTGATCCTTCAGGAAATCAGGTTCAATTAAACTCTTATAATAATGGATATAATCAGAATTCTGCATCTTCTACTGGAGTACTTTATACATACTTAATGTCCTCAGATAGAGGTGGTATTTCATATGTTCCAAATAATAATCCTGGTGAAAAATATGTAGTTAATAGATATATGCATAATAAACCAGCAATATTTATTACGTGGCCGATGGCAGCGAGATATTGCAATTGGTTACACAATAAAGTTTCTGATAGTAATTCTTTAATTACAAATATTGGTGCTTATAATTTTACAGCACCATCATATGACGGAGGAATATCATCTAATAGTGGACTCATAAGATCAGTTGATGCAAAATACTTTTTACCAAATATTCATGAATGGTATAAAAGTGCTTACTTTAGTTTAAATAAATTTCCAGCAGGACCAGTATATAGTGGATATTTTCAATATTCAACACAATCTGATGTACAGCCATCTTGCGTTGATTATGATCAATATGGAGAAGGTCCAAAACTTATTAATCAGATAAAACAAATTATTTTTAATGATTTAAAAATTGGAGATTCATATACTGTTAATTTATCTTTGACTAAGCCAGATAAGTATGATGCCTTTTTACCAATTAGTACTATTAATTTTGTAGCATCTGATGTATCAGAAACGATACTAGTTCCAATTACAAGATATTCTAATGTCTTAGCTGTAGTATTAACCTCACAATTAGTGCAAGACAACGGATCTTTAACTGTTGAAGAAAAAACCCATTTAGTAACTTGTCAACAGCCCAATAATACATGCTTTACCAGATTGCCAAGAACACCACTTCCTACAAGGACAGTTACAAAAACATTAACCGTTACTCCGACTCGCACCGTTACTGTTAGCAGAACTCCACCAACAACCAATTCTCCGACTCCAACCAGAACCATTACTGCAACTATTACTCCTACTATTAGTGTTACTCCAACAATAACCCCGACTATTACAGTAACACCTAGTGGACCACCGAATTCTATTTATGCTTGTAATTTTGTAGATGCTTCTAATAATTTTAATACATTGTCAGGAGAATATATAAGATCAGGTAATATATATTATAAATCCGGAGACAATTTAAGTTATAAATTATTTTATAATGGGGCATCCTCTAGGTGGGAGTTAACAAATAATGCTGGATCATCAGTATTTTATCATGCTACAACAATATTTGGTTCTTGGAGATCAGGAGCAGCACTAACTCAATATGCTATAAATTCTCTAGGCTTTTGGGAGATTAGAACGTCGCAATGCGAAAATCGTGACTCTTTCCTATAATAAATAAATGATGAATAAGGATTTAAATATAACACAAGGAGATCATTGGTGAGTACGCCGACCCCAACTAATACAGTTACTCCCACAGTTAGTCCTACAAGATACCTTCTGCCTATTGGGCAGATGATATATGATGGCAATATTTATAATAATAATAATATTTCAATATATTATAAGGGATATAATTTTACAGGAAAGTTATTATCAAAAAATACAACGCTATATGAGCCACCAAATTCTACGGCCATACCGAGATTAACTCGTAGTCCTACTCCAAGTCAAACCAAAACACCAACACTTACTCCTACCGTAACAAAAACCCCGACTCCTACAGTCACCAAAACCAAAACACCAACGGTCACAGCGACACCTACAAAAACCACAACAGCAACACGAACATCTACTCCAACACCAAGTATTACAAAAACAATAACCCCCACCAATACTGTTACAAAGACCCCTACTCGCACAGCCACCGTTACAAAAACAAGCACCATTACCCCAACACAAACTAGTAGTCAAACACCAACTAATACTATTACGCCAACTCTAACACCGACCAATACTACTAGTCCAACTTTAACTCCAACTTTAACCATAACGAATACTATTACTCCAACTAATAATAATACTAGCAGTAAAGCTGTGGTAATATCACTAGGTGATTCAGCAACAGCCAGTACAAATAATGGAGAATCATGGTCTGATTATACTATGGCTGATAATTTAAATTGGACCAGTATGGTATATGGATCTAATCAATATATAGCATGTGCTTATAATAGTAATAAATTAAATAAATCAATTTATGGAACATCATGGACAGCATCTTATATATCTGTCGATGGGACAAATTCTACTGGGCAGCTATTAAGTAATTTTAATAATTTATGTACTAAGATACTATTTGGTAATAATAAATATATAATATTATCATCATCATCTTCTGTTGGAGCAATATCGTCTAATGGAGTAAATTGGTCTGAAATTACTTTGCCAACGGTAGCAGATTGGACGAGCGGAGCTTATGGTAATGGGGTATACGTTATATTAGCAGCGCAGTCTGATATTTTTGCTACTAGCTCTGATGGAATTAATTGGACACAGGGTTCTTTTGTCACTAGTGAAAATTGGCAGAGCGTATCATTTGTAAATAATAAGTTTATTGCAGTAGCTTCGGACTCAACATTTGTAACAACATCTTCTGATGGAATTAATTGGAATAGAAGTAGTGTTTTACCGAATTCAAGATTGTGGAAAAAAGCAGTTTATGGAAATAGTAATATTGTCATATTTAGCAATAGCGGGTATGTTGCTGTTTCCACAAATAATGGGGTATCTTATACTGAATATTCAGTATATGGAAATAATTGGAATGATTTAATTTATAAAAATGGATTCATACTGATCGGTGACGAATCATCGGTTGCTCTTACGTCATCAAATGGGACATCTTGGACTCAAAGAACAATATCACCCGAAATATGGGTGTCAGCAGCTTAATAAAGGATCGAAAGGACAAATATGGTTTATTCTTTGGATATATTAAATAGTAAAATTAGTGAAGATAATAATCAGGTATTTATACAAGGTCCTAATGATCCTGGGGCTCAAAGATCTGTTATTGTTTATTTTAATGGTAGCGGAATACACGAGGCTGCTGGCCCGACTCCTATGGTTGAATTTTCTGCTAATGTTGAAAGAAATGAGATTGGGGAACCATTAGTTATTAACAATAAAATTACAGTTATGGGTAAGGTTGTAAAAAATAGTGGTATTAAAAATGTAATGGATGGCATAAAACAACTTAAAAATATTTTTAAACCAGATTCTTGTGGATTATTTAGAATAACATGTGATGGTAGCGAAATATATAGTGCTAGTGGAGTAAGATTCGTTAGTTTAGATTTTAATAGAACTAATGATAATTGGGTTAATACAGCAGATTATACCGCAACACTAGAATATCTTGAGCCAGGATATAGTGGATGGTATGTAAAGTCATATAGTGATTCGTGGAATATCGAGCCATTAGAAGACTATGTTTATGCTGATGATAAAGTAAATATAACTCATAAAGTAGAATATGACAATCCGAAAATTCTACCAGGCCTTGGAGGAGGAAATTCTGCACAACCAAAAGGAGCAACTCCAACAGCGACTTATGATATATATTATCGCAATATACCACAATTTAAAATTTCTCGCACAATAAGTG